GGCCCTCCAGGCGGAAGCGGCCCTCCAGGTGGAAGCGGTCCTCCAGGCTCAGCAGGCCCTCCAGGTGGAAGCGGCCCTCCAGGCTCGGCAGGTCCTCCAGGTGGAGGTGGACCCCCAGGTTCAGCAGGCCCTCCAGGAGGAGCAGGTCCCCCAGGTTCAGATGGACCCCTTGGCCCTCCTGGCCCTCCAGGAGATAAAAGTTGCATAGTAGAAACAGAAAATTTTGGATACAGAGCTTTATCTTGTGTTGAAGCTCCAGAAGTTTTATTTTTCGATAAAGTTACCGTAACAAATCAAGGTAGAGGATCTATTCAATATAAAATTGATCCTATATTTATAGAAGCTTGCGAAGATAACTCTATAGAAGTCATGTCTCATAGTTGCGACAGACCAATTCTAATGTCCTTTAAAATACTACAACATGAAAACTCTGGTAGTTTTTCCTTTGGCCCTGATGACAACAACGATGAAAAAAATCAACTTTTGGTAGAAATTTCTCCGAGAGATGAAGACTTACATCTTTTCTTAACAGCAAAAATTAACTTCTTAATAATGGGTACAAGAAAAGGATTTAGAGATCATAGATTAATAGAGAAAACTAAAGACGAATTTGTTAAAAATGAAAATTTCTGGAAAACAATTGGTAAAGAAAATTTTGTAGTTGAAAAATAATTTATTCTGTATATCATTTAATACAAATGAACAGGGAGAATTTCACTAAAGAACAATTTTTAATTAAGGCTAGATTAAATACAAATATTGGAGGTTTTGATATCATGCTTGATGCATATAGAGCCCCAAAAGCGGTTACTAGATTTATAGACTTAATTATTGATGACTTCTATGTAGACACTATTTTTCATAGAGTTCTTCCAAATTATATCATACAAGGCGGAGGACACGACGTAAACGATAAACATCACCAAAAAGAAATTCCAGAAAAATACGAACCTTTAGAAAATGAATCTTTTAATGGTCTTATGCATAGTCCTGCAACTATTGCAATGGCAAGAAATAATTACCCAGACAGCGCAAAAGTACAATTTTTTATTAACCTTTCAGATAATTGGAGTTCAAATGCTAAAAAAGACAATCCAGGATATACAGTGTTCGGTTTAATTCCTAGGGGAATGAATGTGGTTACTAAAATTTCTGAAGTTGATACAGAGTCAGAGAACCCTATTGACCCAATTGTTATAAAAAGCGTAAGTCTTAGCGATGAGTTCTTAGATTCAGAAGCTTACAAAACTTTTGTTAAACTTAAAAACGAAAAAAATAAATCATCTGAATCAAAAAAAGCTGCCTTTCAAGAGCTTATGGGAGAACCAGAACTTTTTTCTCAAAAGGTTAGCAAGAGTTTTGGCTCTGATTCTCTTGATTCTGCAGAAGAAATTTCTAAAGATAATGAAGAAGAGCAAAATGAAAGAGTATTAAGCCAGTCTAAAAAAATAAATAATGCCCAGCAAACAGCAGAAAATATGCTTAAAAAATTTACCCGCAACTCTGGAAGCGATTCTCCCTCTAAAGAAAAACAATATCAAGAATTATGAAAATAGAAGATCCATCATTTGACCCTTTTTCTCATCTCTATACTAATTTTCCAAAAAATAGAGATACCTGGAGAGTATTTCCAAACGCCTTAACTGAATACGAGCTAGACGCTATTAGGCAACAAGCGAATAAACTTACCATGAATAGCGGCAAGGTTTTTGACGATAAAGCAACAAGCAAAGGAGCATATGGAGAAAGTCAAGACGTTCTAAAATCTAGTCATGGAAGAATTAGTGAGGTCGGATGGTTAACTGGAAATACAGAAGTAGAAAATATTATATGGAAGTATATTTCAGAAGCAAATAAAACCTTCCAAGTTAACGTAATTAAATTAATGGAAGTTCAGTATACTTTGTATCATGGTCACCAAAAAGGTCATTACAATACTCATGCAGACACAAATTGGGTTTCAGGCAATCCTCTAGATAGAAAATTAAGTGTCACCATACAACTTTCGGATGGCTCTGATTATCAAGGAGGTAAATTCGAAATGATTGATGGAAAAGATATACCAGAAAGCATTAGTAAAGGATTAGGAACAGTAGTAGTATTCCCCTCTTACTTAAGACATAGAGTACAGCCAGTGACAGGAGGAACCAGAAAAACTATTGTTGCTTGGGCGCACGGGCCACGATGGAGATGATTTACCCACAAGAGATTATTTTTTTTATAGTTGGTGGATTAATGTCTTCTGGCATTATTACAATATGGAACTTTTCTTATATCAGTATTCATTTAATTGGGAGGTTTTATAAAGAAGAACACTTTGATGAAATTGATGACCTAGCATTTAGAATAGCTCAAAAACACCCCAAGCTTTCAGAACTTTTATTCTGTCCTTTATGCCTTGGATTTTGGGTTTCCTTAATTATAGCAGTCAGCATAACTTATATACATTCTTTTAGCTATTGGTATATACCGATGTGCGCTGCATCTTGGCCAATTTTAATATTTTATTTTTATAAAAAATTCGAATAATGAATCAATATGACGTATATAAAGTTAGTAGGCAATTCTTTGCTTCGGGGTGTAAGCATTTAAATTTTAAAGAATGCGAAAAATTATGGAATGATTTTAATTCTTCAATCCAGGGGCCTGGATGCACAAGCTGCAAAAGAAGAAGAATGAGAAATAAATATTCCAGAATATTAAATGAATTAATGACGAACTTAGAGTATCAAGAAGTTTTTCGATCGCCCAGCGCTGATTAAATTAAAAATGAGTTAAGTTTGAAATTCTAGCCGCATATAACTGTTCGAGCGGCCCGCCTTTCATTCCAGCTTTAGGGATGATAGGGTATCCTTGATAAAAAGGATGATCTTCGGGAAGATTTTTTAAGTCCCATTTATGAGAAAGATATCCATCAATAAACAATAATTTCTCATTATCAAAAAAGTTTCCATCTACCCCTGTTTGAGGGTACATAATCACTTCAGCGAGTTCAATATTTTGAAGCCTTTGTAGATGCATTTCTGTTCCAGAAGGAAAAGGATCTATATCTGCAAGTAAAGATTCATCTCCTAAAAATTTATTATTATCCCAGCTAGCTACATAACCACTTTCTTTATCATAAACCCAATGAAAAACATGCCAATCTGTATCTCCCTTCTCTATATATACTGATTTATCATCGCTTTGTGTGTTCCCATTTATTTTAAATTTAAAATAATTTTTATCATCTCTGTACTCTCCTAAAATCTCAATTCTATTACTTTCCCCAAGATTACCAAACTTAAAAAGCTCAAGTCCATCTGTATAAACTTTTGCTGGAACATAATCATGATCTTTCATTCTCATTAATAAACTAATACCTAAATTATTTGTTGGCTTCAAGTCGTCGGCAAGAGGTAAAGACATTTTTTCTGCTCCCCAGTTTATTATATTACTTCTATCAATATCTGATAAATAACTTGTTGTATTGCAAAAATATTCATCAGTAACATAATTTAATTCGTAACCAACAAAATCATGATGGTATGTAGGATTTACAGAGTTGGATCTATTTCCACTTCTCAATGTAAAAACGCTGGTAGGTTGCCTATAAATGCCAGTTCCCAAAACTCCTGAGCTTGCAAAAGGCTCCCATACTCCAGAATAAACTCCAGTTTGACGTTCTGTTTCGCCTCCTGAAATTTGAGGAAAAATCCCCGAAGAATCCATCCAGAGAATATTTTGAATATTAGCAGGGGTCCAAGGAGTTAAAGAAACATGATCTCTAGCACTTGCAGTATACTCAAATTCTGGATGAGTAAAAAACATTCCAGATACATGCCCTTTTTTTGAACAACCTCTTGAAACATTATTATTAATAGGAATTCCATTAATTGAATAGTTTTGGTGAGTGTCAAAAACATTCCCATTTATACTTATAGGTCCTTGAACTTTTTCGGAATATGAGAAAACATAATTACTATCTTGATCGTAAAGTTTTGAATTTTTACCAGTAAAAAATGTAATAAAATCAATCGAGTCCATTAATTTTGCTTCTTCTTTATAAGGATCAAGCATAAATGTTTTTTTCATATCTTCACTACTAGAACCAACAAATCCTTGTTCGTCGTAAATAGGTTCAAAACCTTCGTTGCTTAACCATTTTAAATATTCTTGTTTTGGAAAATCTTTTACAAAAGTTAGGCCATCTTCATTATCTGTATCTATAACTTTCAAACTTCCAGTAGGAATATTTGCAAAACCAAAAGCAAATCCTTTGCCTATTGAGTCGTAATCAAATACTGGTAGACTATCATCAACTATATAATTGCTAGCCCCGTCAACTTTTAACGGGGCAATATCTATTGTATAATCAAAGTGTGCTCCCGTACAAGGAAAATTAAAATATTGATAATACAAAGGCATTAGAATGAAAAATTTCCATTGTGTAACTTAACAGAAGATTGAAGGCTTTGCTGATTAATATCAAACGAAGTTAAATCTGCAGATTTTGTTTCTGCGCCAGGAATATGCATAGAATAATCAGTAGTATTACTATCCATAGAATAATTAAATTGTTGGTGCAGTGCAGCATTATAACCTCCTGCAGCTCTAATAGCTTCTCTACTTAATTGAAATGTTGTCATAACCGACCCATCTTTTTGTATGCTTACGGTATAAGATTGCAATCCTTGCTCAACAGCTGGTAAATTTGGAGTACTTTGTCCGCAGGTTGTGACACTATAAGAACTCTCTGGATCAAGTTCTTGATCTACCATGTCTCTTACAGCTTTAGAAAGTTGCCTTCCAATATCAAACCAATTTATTCCTTCGTTTAGGCTTCTCCAAGGTTCAGTATTACCATAACAATCCAAAGTTCTCCAAAGTATTTGTCCATCAAGCTTTTGATGTTGAAATTGAAATTTAAATGCTTGGCTATTACAATTTGGGAGATCAATATGTTGGCTATAAAAATGTCTTGCTCTTAAAGCTTCAAATTTAATTGTCTTATATCTTTTTTTTCCAAGGTTTTCTAGATCTTGATTTAAAATAATGTTATCTAGAGACTGATCTAAAGAATCCGCCGCCGCAGCGTTTTCGCCAAGCCCTTTTTTAGTTTTAACAACATTTTTTAAAGTCTTCATTGGATTCATTATAACTCCAACAGTAACTTGTTGCATGACATATCTTACGACATCGGGTCCCGTTTTGTCAACTTTGGTGTCAACACCTCCAGCTATTGATGCCATCCATTCATTAGCAATAGGTAATTCTGGTTCTTTTTGCAGAGAGTCCCAAACAACTATACCTTTTGGCTCTCCTCTTGCACAAAGTTCTTTAGCTTTTAAATTAGCGGCAGCTATTTCATCGCCCTCCATACCTTCACCATTTTTAAAAGCTTCTTCTTCTTCTGATTCGTCACTAACACCCCCTTTGTCTCCAGTAATATTTCTATACTTCATTCTATATGCGAGTTGCAAAAATTGAGTAACGCTAAGATCACTAACCCTATCAAACGTATCTTTATATTCCTTTCCTGCAGCTATTGCTTCCTCTCTCTCTGTTTCTTGCTTTATAGTTCCTTTTTTACGTATTCCTCCAGTTAATTCCCACTCTTTTAATCTATCTCCATATATCCTTTCATATATACCAGAAAACACTGTATTTCTAACAGATAATCTTTTATCATACCATATTAGATTACCATGAGGAGGATGATAAGTTCTATAACTATGCTGCCTTTCAGTCATTAATGAAGCTCCGCCCCCGCCATTGCCCCTACCATCTGCCAAAACCCACCATCTTCCGACGCTTAAAGCTAATGTAGTTAATAATTCTGCTCTATCTGCTGCGGCTCCACCAGCCCATTGACCTCCTTGAACCTGACCTTTTAATGGAGAATCTGCTCCGTTTGGACCAGGAGCCTCTTTATCGTTTTTTAATTTTAAACATTCTAGGTTTTGTCCTGCATCTAAGGCTAAAATTTGTCTACCTCCTCCTCTAGGAGGCTTAATTTCTTGATTTTTATTCGAACCATCATTTAGCAAAACTTTGTCAAAAGCAGCTTTAACAGAATTATGTTCATAATCCAATATAGCTGGAAACAAACATGGAAAAAGTTTATTAACTGCATTATTTGGACTAATTTTCATGCGATCTCCGCCCTTAACTTTTATAACTCCGCTTTGTACACATTTCATTTTTATGTTATGCCCAAGTTTCGTTGAAGCATCGCTTTTGACTGCTTGAGGAGAAAAAAGCTTTACTTCTCCATTTACTTTATTTTCTCTCAATCTTTTTAAATGAATATAAACGCTCAACCCTTGCCAGTTTTGCCAAATAGAATCTAAAACAGACATTTTTAAAAGTCTTTTTAATTGAGAAATATATTTATCACTCATACCTTCAAAATACATAGATGTGAACTTGCTGTTCATTAATATTCTTACGCTATCATCTTCCCATGTAATTTCATCTGACCCATCTCCATTTCCAGCATTTTGTGGCCCATTAGCTTTAGGTTGAGCCTGCGAATCATCCTTAGGTCCTGCTGGATTTTCTGGGTCACAAACTGGTAAAGGTATGCCTAACAAGTCCACGCCTAAAAACCTGGCATTAAATTCTTTCAAATAATTATCGTCATGCAACCAAGTGGCCCAGCCTCCCATATCTTTTGTATTTGTAATAGACACTTTCTCCTTTATACTTCTAATAGAACATTGACTCCCTATTCTTGTAGCTGCAGCTTTTGTTATTCTTGGTAATTCATTTAAAGCATCTAATTGACCTTCTGCATTTGCGTATAAAAACCATTTACATGCACCTGCCAAGGATACTATAATATCCAAAGCGTTACCGCTAGTACTTAAAAATTTAAGTTTAGGATTTGGGTCACTAGCTAGCAATTGTTTAAGTCCAGGCCCTATTAATCTTTGTAATTTTGGGTCAGAAGCAATCCATGTAGAATTATAAAAAACATACTCTTCTGAAATCTTTTTATACTCTGGGCCATGACTATTCCTACCTCCCGTATTTCCATCTGCATCCCCACCTATATATATTGTCGGTGATGGCCCTAATCTTAATGTATCCGAATCCAATCTATTTGGAGCTCCAGGAGCTTTATGGTAAACGGTTCCATAAACAGACACGCACCCCGTACCAAGTCTATCTCCTATAAGCTTAGAAGAAAAAGACCCAAACTTAACTAATTGCCTGCATACAATTAAATGTCTTTGCAAATCAATAATCTTTTTATCTTGAAACCTTGCGGTTAATATTTTCCCCCCAATGCTTTGATCGATTTCAAAATCTGTCAAAACTTGTTCTCGAATTAAACTACTTATACCTACATTGGTAGATATATTTAAATCAATATTCCTAATATCAATATCATATTCACCATCAGGATTTACAAATTTAACTGTATGAATTCCTGGCCTGCCGCCAAAACCTCCTTGAAATGTCACATCGTATGGAGTTGCACCAAATAAAGTTCCAGGAATAATGCAATTTTTACCTTTTTGAGCAGAAACATTATTACTATAACTTAAAGGATTATAATTACTTATTGTACTTCCATCTACATTAGATACGTGAATATTAGGAACGCCTAATTCAGCAGGAATAAAATCTTCATCTTCTTCGCTCATAATTATTTCTTATGCCTTTTTCTGAAAGTAATTATTTCTCCCCCCAATGATTCCGATCTAGTTTCCGCATCATTATTACTTTCATAACTGCTAGTGGAAGTATCAATATTATTACTTGAGTCAGGTAATGGATAAAACAAAATGTCTGCTATTTTTTTAGAATTTTCATATAACTTTTTCTCCGTAACACTACCTTTTCTAGATCTACGACCTCTAACTTGCTTACTTTTAATAACTTTTGTATTCTCTGTGGAAGTATCTACTATATTTCCAGCGTCATCCAAAACGTATTCTAACGCCCAATTTTCTCCATATTCAGGTGATTCGTAAAGGTTCATTTCAGTTGGTTGTTGATCGCTATAAGTTACACTATTATTATATGTCGTAAAGGACTCTGTTTCTATTATAAAAGCCTTTCCTTGCTCAAGCAAATCTATATCAGAATGATAAATATGAGCTTTAGGATCCAATCTAACGCCGTTAAGGTAAGAAACATTAGAATATGGAATAAAAGGTTTTTCTTTTTTCAAATCAAACATTTCTCTACCTCCCTCAATTTCATGAAAAGTATTGTCTTCATCTCTATAAAAAGACCTCTCTGAATAAAAATATCCAGAAGACTGACTAAAGAAATTATCTGGATCCACCATTTGAAAATTATCAAACTCATCAAAATAATAAGACTCTCCAGAGATTAATTTTTGTCCATTAAAAAATATTTTATCAGCTTTTTCAATTTGTTTTCCAAAGCCTCCTGTCCATTGACTATACATTTCATAATTTGCCCACACACCCGTAGATGGAACATCTTCTAAAACATCAACAACAGGATGGTCAACTAAAAGAGATATATTCTCATCATTATACATTATTTTATTTATTCCTACGTCAACAGTTCCAATGGGCCAATTATATATTCCAAAATTTCCAGAAACAAGTTCCCAACTATCTTGGCTAGTATTACAATCGTCATCAATAAATTTCAAGTCTCCCCAAGACTGACTAATTCCATTGACGTATAAAGCAATTTTATTATAATCATATTCTAGGTCACTAGAGAATGAAACTGATATAGCAGGATCAAATTTATTGAAAGACTCTATATCTGCAAAGTTATTAATAGAAAAAGGATTAATACCTTGAAAATGCTCTAAATAATCAGTTCTCTTATTCCTTGCTCCCAAATAAGTATACCTTGTTGGCCCAAATCCATTTTCTCCATCAGGAGCAATTAAAGGAAATACCCCAGACATAATGTACTCTCCATTATCTTTCAAAAAAGTTCCAGGCTCAGAATATATTGGGTCATATTTATAAACATCATATAATTTTCCCTCTATTCCAGAATGGTAATATAAAGGCTCTGAAGAAATACCTATGTCAGACCATGAATATTGCTTGTTCTCAAAAGTATTATTAAATCCAGTAATTACGTTGCTTAAATTACCTGGAGCAGTTTTTGTAATATATATTCCAGATATATTAGGGTTTCCACCAACATTTAAATTATCTACATATTCTGTATCAAGCTCATAGTATTTATCTCCAGTAGATATACTACCTTTCATTTCGTGTGAAATTATCTGACTATAATCTGCAATATAGTTTTTATAACCTGTAATTACATCTTCGTATTTAACTATACCAGATATGCTATAATCAATAGATTTTTCATAACCAATGACCCCCCCTTCATAATTTTCATATAATCTCGGAATATAATCAACTCGCTCATATAAACTTTTAATAAAGTCTACCTTAGAATGATCTGCCAAAGGCCCATTAAAATATAAAAATTTATCTATATAACTTTCACACTTATAAGGTTCTTCTTGATAATTTATTCCTTCATCTCCCCTATAAGTTCCAGACCCAACTACCCAACTTAAATTATTACCTTTAAAACATTCGCAAGCTTCAAAATAAATTGACTTACTTAATAACCTTTCTTCAAATCCATCCCACCTACTTAAAACTAATTTATTATTAAGCGTATCAATGTCTACAATATAAATATTTTTATTATAATTGACAGTATTTAATGTTGCGACTTGAGAACCATAATCCTCTGTCCATTCTAAGTATAATTTATTAGCGCTATTTACTCCAATCTCAAAACCTAAATTAGTATATTTATTAATTGAACTAAATAAAATTTCTGGCTTCTTTGATTTTTTTGTATAACTAAAAATAAAAGTGGATTCCCCATGAGTAAAATTCCTACTGTTATTTATACTTATTGCGCATCCTGAAAAATTAGCCCCAAGACTACTATAACCTTGATTAAAATGTCCAGTTACATTACTATAATCTCCTATAAAAAATCCGCTATTATATGAAGCCAACTCTACATCAACTCCATATTCCTGAATTAGCTCTATAGTAGAATTATAATCTTGAAAATTATTTACAACAGCCTTGTCTGAATTATAATAAATTTCATCTCGCTGAATATAATTTCCAGACGAATCAACTTCGGGAGGCCTCGAATCATATACGTAACAACTTTTATTAGCGATATTATTATAAAATCCAGAATGCGAAAAGTCATAATACGCCTGCAAATATGTATTTTCATAAGCTGATGGATTAGTATAACTCATTATTTTAGTTTCTTTTTATTTTCAGCGTGGCTCTCCTTGGTAATTTTAGTACTACCAACTTCTTCATTTCTAGAAATCGCAAATACACTTCCCTTTCTTATATTAATGTCAGACGCGCCGCTTTGACAAGCATCTACATGCTCAAACACAAAAGATTGCGAAAACCTACTAGGATGCTCTTTTCCTTTTTGATATATTGTATCGGTATTACAATGGTCATCAGCTTCTCTCAAATCTATTCCAGGCAAAACATTTTGAGCTAAAGTTTTTGCTACTGCATCCTTATCCCAAACTGGATCATCTGGACAATCCTGCCTTCTTTGTCCATTAATAGTTACCCTACCTTCGCTAAATTCTGTAGTTTTAATCACGCAAAATCTGTATTGATTTGTAGCGTCTAAATTAAGTAAGGGGCTTATATTAACTTTTTCAATTGGATCGGTAATATCAATTGTATAATCCCACTCTCTATCCATTTCTTTTTTATCTGTAAATAAAAAACTATAAGTTTTTGAACAATCATCTTTTCCCTCTTTTTCATTTTCATTTTCTGGGTTAGGGTTTAATTTTGCATAAAGGTGACAAGGGCCCATTAATCTTTTTAAAACCTTTTCTCCAAGTTGAGCCTTAAACCTTTCGTAAAAATCTTCAGCCAAAGGAAAATACTTACTTGGATTCCAAGCTTCTTCAACAGCTTCACATTTACAGTTTCTAGAAACTGTTGCAAAAGGGTAATTTTCATTTGCTCGCAAAACTCCGTTAACATTAATTGAAACCACCCCGTCTCCACTAATTGAAGCCGAAAAGCAATAATCATCAATAGTTTTACCCCTTACATCTTCAACAGGATCTGGTAAAAAAGTAATTGACCATTGAATGGAAGGTGGAGATTCAGATTTAGTAATATTCCTTTCGTCAACCTTGGCTCCGTAAGCATCATATTTTTTGAAAGTCGATTTTAATATTTTTTCTAAAACCTCCATATATTTCGGGTCATGAGGGTTTTCGCAAGAAGGAATTAAATTATAAGTTAAAGTTCCGCTATGATTAATAGTTTGTCTTTGATTTCTTCCCTCAGATATTGTTTTGCAATATGTGCTAGACACACTTTTATTATCGTCCCAATCATCTTCTGTAACTATATTTTTATATATAACCCAAGTTTTTGTTATAGAATGAGAACATGATGCAAGATCAACATTCTCTTCAATATTTGGACAATTTAAAGTTTGAGAAAGTGGATTTTTTGGTATACGAATAGTAGTTGGAACTGGACAAGTATCTGAAATTTCATTTAAAACCCAATTCGTTGCTTCAGTTATATCACAATTACAATCTACACATTCTCCAGATCCAGAAGATTGAGCGGAGACGACATGGGAAACCGTAACTTTTTCTTCGTCTTCGTCAGCAATTATACTGCTTGTTAAATTTTCAACCTTAAATCCAGTACCATAATCTTTATCAACCCAATCTAAAACTATAGAATAAGGAACGTTTCCTAAATAATTAGATGAAGATACGCTGACTTGCTTTACCCTAATATTATCAAATACATTATTATCTATTCTAATTGAACCGCAATCACTAGCAAACATTGCCAAAAGTTGATCTCTTGCAGCAATCTTTTCTTCAGCCTCACAACAAGCAAAAATACCATCTATCGTAATAGTGCCATATTTTACACCGTCTTTTGCAGAGCAACTTCCTTTTTGAATTGTTTGCTTAAATTGAACCTTTGGAGGTGGCATCCCTTCTCCCAAGGGCATGTCATTATAAAAAACTAATTTTGCATTAGGTATTAAACTTAAATCAACACAAGGAGGATATTCCAAATTCCTGTCTGCGCCAGGAGATTGGTAATTAAATCCAGGATGTGTTTTTTTTGCCATATTAAGGTCTGCTACCAGGCAACCCCTTACATCTGTATTGCCAGTTTATATTATAATTTAAATCATGTTTTAAAAATTCAATTTGGCCAGGATGGCCGAGCAGACTCGGAAAAAAATAACCCACTTGAGGATTATAATTTATCTGCCCGCCCATTTGTTTGGTAAAGTTAACAGAATTATCTAAAGACCCATCAGGATGATTATCAAACGCAGGCATTTCATCTTCTAGATATTTTCTTTCGTGATTTTTTCCGAATTTTTTATTGTTTTTAGGTGTCATTATATTATATACATTGGTTTAAATCGTCTTGAGTGTGATATACTACTCTTGTTTTTGCAGAAAGAGATCCTTCTGAAACAGTAAAAGAAGTAGTAGATTGAGTTAACACATAATCAGGTTCTAAAGGAATTTGAATTTCTTTTTTTAGGTCTGCAAGCGTGGCACAAGGAAACGCTTCAACTTCAAGAGAATGATCGCTATATCCAGGCTTAACAACTTGCTTCTGAATTATTGGGCAAGCGCAAGGCGAATGAAATCTATTATCGGTTACTTCAGTTATGCATACGGTATTCTCTTGAACTTTTTTCTTTACTAAAGAATCATCTATTTCAATATCATATTTTAAATCATTTGAAAAAGTCAATGAGCCTACTATAGTACCCTTTGAAGGACATTCATTCATACTAAAGTTTAAAGGTCCAAAAAAACCTTCTGGGGGTTCAAGCTTTCCCTCCTCCACTGTTCTTTCAAAAGCTTCTCTAGCTAAAGCAATCGCCTCCTCAGCAGTATTAGTAACTTCTGTGCGAGAACAATCTCCAATTAAATAGTCTGGATTTTTTTCTACAAAAGAATAATTAATCGGAGCAGAAATTTCAAAATTTCTAGTAACATCAATAATACACCCGTCTTTCCTTTGATCATCGTTTATATAAACTTCGGCGCTATTATCCTTATCGAGAACTTCTTCTTCTTGAGCATTGAAAGAATAATTAATTGTTCCTGCTTGATGACAGTGAGTGATGCTTTTAGAATTAACCCTTAATGCAAGACAAACATCTGTTTCGCATGTTTCCATTTGATGTTTTTCATAATTATCAATAATTTTTTGCCTAATCGCGTCTTCATCAAAGCATTCTAAAGCAAAATCATATTTTGTTTTAGTGATAGTTCTATCTTCCCCACAACCACTAAACTTTTGACAATTTCCTTTAATCGATCCATTTAAACTTATTGAAACCAATCCGCTTTCATCCCATCTTAATCCTACTGTATCGGAGGTTATACAACAATCGTCTTTACTAATTCTTTTAGTGGTTGTTTCTGATATTTGAACTGAACATTTTACAATATCAATCTGTTCGCTCCTGTTTTTCGTATACCTTCCTTCTTCATCTATACCACAAGGCATAGAAGAATTTTCGATTACATCATTAATATCATCATCTATAGATGTAAAACCACTAGGAGCTTCAAGCAATGCTTCATTAATTGCACTAACAGCTTTATCAATTAACCCTGACCCCGAGGGAGAATCTGGCCTTGATATATAATTTGATAAATCAACAAGCTGTACGGCATAAGTTCTGGTATAAGATACATTTTCATTATTTCTGCTTGTAGATACATTATGACTAAAAGATTCAATTTCTCCTATATTTAAATCTCCAACTACTTTACATTCAATATCATCAATTCTTTGCTGAAGCTCATAAACATAAAAAAGTTGATTATCTTCAATAACTGATTCTCTACTTATTATTTTAGTATCTGCATAAGTTTTACCCAATATAGTAAAGCTAGTATACTCTTCTGTTACATCTGGCAAATATACAACATTAGTCTCGTCTGCAGGGCCAATCCAAGCCTTTACATTCATTGTTTTATAGCTTTTAACCAATTTTCCACCAGAGTGCTGGTGACTAATTGAGAAGCCCATTTCTGTAATATTTTCTATCATTATGAAGAAGTTGGTAGCATTTTTAGAATCTCATTCATTGCCTGAGCTATCTTTGAAGAAATAAAGGTTTGAGTGCTTTGCATAATTTGTTGCTGCATCTGATTTAAGGCAGGTTCTACAGCATTTCTTAACCCTGCAGTATCTGCATTTATATTTAATGTTCCTGAAGTATCAATTTTAGTTTCAATTGTTTGTGTTAGACCACTAGCGCTTGCAATGGCTTCTTGTAGACTTGCAACAGCTTCATTTAATGCAGAAGCGTCGACAGATACGGTTGTTTCAGTAGCATCTGGCATACTTAATGTTAAAGATTCTTGTAGACCTTCTGGAACCATTAATGTTAAAGATTCTTGCTCTGGTGGCAGAAGTTGCATTGAAGAAGCATTAGATATAACTTCTTGTAATTTATCTACTGCATTAATAAGAGGGCTATAGTCCATTGTTAAGTTTGGCATTTCATCGGGCATTTTAATTTTTAAAGCCTCTTCAATACCTTCAGGTAATTGCATGTTTAAGCCAGCGCTTTGAGAATCGACCTCTGGAGTAGGAGGATTAAAAACTTCATTAATTAAACCAGGGTTTTCAATTGGCGGAGCTTCAGGAGTAACGGTGTTGAGTTCAGCAGTTTCTACATTTGATTGAACATCAAATGGGTTTGTGCTCTGTGAATATAAATCGCTAATTTCATGCCCTTTAGCTTTTGCATTTTCTTCAAACATTTGCTTGTCAGCATTTAAGTCTGGCTTAACGTCTATTTGGTCTGGAACTTCTGTTTCTTTTATTATTGGTTCTGCTGGAGTATCAAATTTAACATCTGCAAGTTGAGTAATAAACGCGTCAAAAGCTGTTACTAAATTATTCAACAAGCTTTCCATTTCTGGATTATCTGTTTCGGCTTGAGCTAGAGGATTAGCTCTTGTAGACTCACCTGCATCTGCACTTATAACGGCCTGAGGAGAACCCTGATTAAAGAAATTCTCTAAATCTAATTCTGCACCTCTTGTTTGTTTTTGTTGGTCTAATTGTGCTTTTTGCTGTGCAGCGATAACATCATGTTCAGATTTATTTAAAGGCGCTGGTTTTGCAAGTTTTTCGGTTAATTCTTTATTCTCTAGGGACTGAACAGGCTTTTGGTTACTTTCATACCTCTCTGAATACATTTTCTTTTCATTGTCACCAAGTTCAGACCAATTCCTACCATCTTGTTGACCTGTAAAGCTCTTTTTCCAAGCTTCAGACATTTTATTTTCTTTATAGTTTTCGCTATACATATCTCTTTCGCCTTGCTTAAGATCATTCCATTCTCTGCCATCTTGTTTGCCCGTATTGCTTTCAGCCCAAGCCTTAGCGAGAACATCATTGCTTGCCAATTGTTTGCGTTCGTCTCCCCTCTGAACAGATTCTTTTTCTTTTTCAAGTGTGGCTTGCTTATCTTTGTCAATCATTTGTTGCTTGATAGATTCTTTAATTTTTTCTATTGCAGATATAACTGGCTCGATAGAATCATTAAGCACTTCTCCAGTAGACTTATCATTTTCTCCAGTTTCAAATCTTTGTCCTTGTTGATTTAAAAAGTGGCTAGTAACTTTTTCCATTAATGTTGAAACATCTGAAGAGGTAATTGTATCTTGAATCATTTTTGGTTGCCCAACTTCATCAATCTCAGAAGCCTTAACCTCAACTTCTGAAGCTTTAGATAGTCCCACTTTTACATCTGCAACTCCTTTAGTTAAACCTTGTACTGCTCCAGTTAGTGCTATATTTGATTTTGAATCAGAGCTTTGGTCGGGCATGTAGGATGCTTGAGAAATCTGCGACTGTCTTGAAGATTCTGAACTGGATAATTTTTTTGTTTGAAAATCATCAAACTTTTGTTTATACATTTGTTTTTCTTCGTCACCCAAGCTCATCCAGTCTCTTCCGTCTTTTTTTCCAGTACTGCTTTGAGACCAAGCTTTAGACATTTTATTATCTTCATAATTTTTGGTATACATAGATCGTAGAGATTGACTCAACTCTTCCCATTGTCTACCGTCTTGTTTGCCTGTATCGCTTTTTGTCCAAGCTTCTGCAAGGTCTACGTCAGGACTATCAAATTTTGTTTTACTTAAAGTTTTACTTAGACTATCAATATTTACGTTTAATTTATTTATTCCAGGTATTGGATTCTTTTCTGCTCTAGAAGACTGACCTCTATTTGGAACAAATCCTTGTGCAGCGTTTTGAATTTTTTTGTCATATGGATCTATACCAAATTCATCTTGAACATCTTCTGCATATTTTCTAGATACTGAAGAATTTTTTGGAGGAGCTACAAAATCAACCCCTCCATGGCTAAATATTTTTTCTTGAGCATTTACAATTCTTTTTTCGTATCTTCCTGTTCCTGTTCTCAAATTAGCTATACCCACTTGATCGGCGGTAACAGGTTTTTTGTAGCTCGCTAAAACTGATTGTTTCACCTCTGAATATGCTTGATGCAAATTAGCTTTTCCTGGAGAAGAAGCCGCTGTTCTTGAGCTTGCAAAAGGTTTGGATTTTTTAGGCTGAAACCCTAAAGCAGAATTATTAACCTTTGCTTTGCTAGCTTTTGCTTGATTTTGTTTTGCAAAATCTTCAAGCATTTTCTTTCTAGATAATTCTTCTGGACTCAATCTTCCATCTTTATTTAAGTCATAAGCTTCATCATATGAAATTTTACTTTTTTGTTCTCTCACTTTATCAGCCTGTTTTTGCATGGTTCTAATATCTTGAGATGCATTAGCTGCGGCCTGCTGAACAAGATCCAAATCAAAAGTTTCTTCTAAACCTTCCAGTTTATTTGTTTTTGCGATCACGTCAAACGGACCTGTACCCTCAAGGCGAGACATAGTTTTCCTAGATTCTTCTTGAATTATTGGAACTCCATTGCTATCGGTTCTAACTAATTTATCTGCAACATCTATATTTAATCTTAAAGCAGCTTTTTTCTCTTCATCACTTAATTCAGAAATGACTGGTCTGCGAATAATGTTTTCAGATATAGATGCCATTTCTGGATTAGCTCTAAAACCTCTAGGATTAACAGAGTCAAAAAGAATATTGTGTTTTGCTTCTGGATGATTGCTAATTATTTTTTTGAAATTGTTAAAATGAGCAATTCTTTTTCTTGCCAAAGATTCTAACTTTCTCTTTCGATCTTTTTCAGTTCTAATATATGAACCATTTATTTTTGTTGCGCCTTGACCTTGAATATCTAAATCTTCAAGCTTTTTAATATTGCCGTCGGTTTCGTTCATGAATCTGTATTGCAATACTGCACTAGATCCTGCAGAAGATATAAATCTTGCTAATGGTTCGCTAGTACCAAGTCTATCCATCATTTGACCTGCAGCTCTAGAAATTCCAGAACTTCTTCTTTTTTCGCCTACGATTCTCCGAGCGACCATTTCTCTTTTTTTGTATTCTCTTAGTTCATCTCTTTCTCCTCGTGTAAGCGGAGTTCTGCTATCTATTTTTCTCTTAAGATAGTCAGGTACTCCTTCACCTTTTGCTGTTGCATATAAATCATTTTTATCTACGTTAGATATATAATTATTTAATTGGCTAACTATACTTGGTGGAACCTTTTGCTCAATCGCTTCTTTATATTTTCTTTTAAAACTTTCTCTACCACTTAAACTCATTCCTTGGTATATTGAGGTAAAGTCTTCTGGCCCTCCGCCTTTAAAACCATTTTGAGCGCTCTTTGATATAGCCATCATTAATTTCTCATTAGGATCTAATATATTAAATCTGCCAACGACTTCTGGCTGTAAAGCTTGTTGAGCTTTCAACCCTGCATCTCTTCTTTCTCTAGAAACTACGAAGCCACCACCTTGCTCTGAGGCAGATGAAGTATCTGTTAAATCTCCAGGAGCGCCCGTAGCATTTAAGACAAACTTTGCAGATTCATTACCAAATAATGATAAAGCTCCTTTAGTGAACTTTCCTCCAAATTTTTCAGACCAAATATTTTGTAATCTATCAATTTTTTCTCCCGCTTTATAAACATACTTATTCCCAGGGTGAGTATCTACAAGTAGTTCGTTAATTTTTTCTGGCGTAATTGCGTTATCGCCTATTCGTTTTGCATATTCTCCATCTTCAGTCATCCACCCTCTTTGCATCATAACTGCTCGCATTTCATCTCCCCTAGCTTGCAATAGTTTTTTAGCTGCATCCTGTTTATCGCTAACAGGAATGTCAACACCTTCTCCAGTTTTTAACATAATTTTTTCTCCTGCATAGCTATCATACCAATCTTGATAAGCTGGACCCAATTTCCAATCAGTATTTTGAATATCTAAATAATTTTTTCTATTAAGAACATCGTTCATAGTTGAATCAGGATAAGCCATTTGCCTATGAAACAATTCTTCTTGAATAGCTTCTTTATAGCGTTGCAAAGCTAGAGCTTTTGTTTCTGCATCTGCACCAGTGGCAACCTTTTGGTCGTACGCTCCTTTGGCATTATCTACTTTATTCCAGAGAAAACCTTTTCTTTCGTTGTAGTCTTTACTGTATTGCTGTATAAATTTCAACGGGTCTCTTACATCAGTAAAGCTTTCTCTGCTAATTTTCCTTTCTTTTGCATTAGATACCATTTTTTCGAGACCCTCTTTATGCTTTTCTTGTATGCTAGTTTCTCTTTCTCTCCATGACGCAGCAATTTCTTTTGATTTTCCAAAAGGATTTGTTAAATTTGTATTATCATCTCCTCCTCGACCAGTGATTCCAGCAACTTTCGCAGAGGCATTGCTTGATAAATTGCCCATTTCATTTGCCATTACAGACATGGCATTTTGATTTGAGTATTTGTTGATAAATTCTTTTTCCTCTGAGAGTCTTCTCGCAGTATCAACCTCTTTAAATTGAGCTCCAAATTGCCTATCAAGAGCTGCCTCATCATAACCTGTTATTTGATTGGTTATATCTTGAGGATCTTTTTCGGTTTCAAAAATTGTATCTGGTTCTCCTGCCCATCCTCCTTGCCCCCCTGTTTTAATATTTATACCTAAATCTTTTGCCACTTTTTCAGCGGTAGAAGAATCCATTGCTTGTGCAACACTAGATATTCCTCTAAAATAACGATCACTATAATTCTGCCAATCATCCCCAATAGCAGCTGGAGCCCAAGGCTCACCAGCTTTTGAGTCCCCTTCGTTTATTAAACCTTGGTTAATTAAAAAATTTGGCAAACTAAAAGCTCGGCCAGCAAGCATACCTTCTTTTGTGGACCCTTGATTAAATTCGTTATTTATAAAACTAACTTTATCTCTTCTTTCTCTATAAGCATTCATGGTTTCTTGCATTTCTCTGTAAGCTGGAAGATGCTCTTTTCCTTTCCATTTATCGGAACCCAATTCAGTTTCTAAATGTCTGTAATTTTTAATATCTTCTGGACTTAATTGTAAATCCATTTTTTGTTTAAACAAATCTCCATATCTATCCTGAGATCTTTGATCAAGTTTTTGTCCCTTGCTTATAATAGACCTATGTAAACCTACATTCTGTATTAATTTCATTGCTTCTGACTGAGCTTTTGAAAAGTCTTCTCTGGAAGCTTCTGGAATACTGTTTTTATCGAGCATTGCAAGCTCTTTCCATATTTCTACAGCCCTAACTCCGCCTTCTGTGCCTCCATAGAAATAAGAATTTAAACCTTCTTTCAAGGATTCTCCGTATGGAGACACTTGCTTGACATATTTATTTTTTAGAAAATCTCTTACCCTGTCTTGAACTATAGATTTATTTTTATCATTTCCACTGCCATCATTTTGGAATATTTCTGCTCGAGATAAACCGCCATCAGGCCCATCTCCTAATCCTGAACCATCAAACTTAGTAGTTAAAGCTCTAAATATTTCAGGAGTTAAAGTGCCTCTTCTTGTGCCAGCTATTTTTCTGGCCGATTCATTATAGCCAATACCTTCTTCTGGGTTAAATTTTGCAGGATCAAATCTATCGTCCAGTAAATTAATTTCGTCAGGAGTAATAATTCCATCTTGATTTACATCAAATAACTTAAAGTCTTTTTTAATATTTTGTACAAGCGCATCTGCAGCTCTTTCGTCTGCACTTTGGATTATGTTTCCATCTTCGTCCAAAACATTTGCAAAATCTTTTTGAGCTCGTACAGTTCCATCTGCTTCATCTATAATTCCTCCTGCAAGCCTTGCTCCGCCAGATTTTAACAGATCTTCTTTAACAGGCTTTCTAAAGTTTTCAATTAATAATTTATTCCAATCTTCTGTTCTTGTTGAAACGTCTTTATCTCTCCACCAGTTCATAGAATAACCAGCGGTCATTAATTGGTTATTTAACTTTTGCTTTGACTTTTGAATCTCTTCGTAAGGTATTGCCCCTAATAAATCATCATTTTTTGTATCTAAGCCCATACCTTTTCTGTAGGCACTTTCCATTGTGGCGGTATATGGCAACATTTCAGGCAATCCTTTAACAAGCTCCCAGTCTTGCATGGCTTGTTTTTTCTGGTCAAGCAAACCATTAAAACTTTCTCCCTGATTAGAACCTCTAGTCATTACAGAATCAAAAAGATCTCTAAAATAAGTTCCTCTATAGCTCTGATTACCTATTTTGCCCTCAAGAATAGCTTGTCCAGCAATAGAATCTTCCTCTCCTGTCCTTAAATAAAGCCCTTTTTTCTTAAGTAATTCAGAATATGTTTCTTGATCTCTAATAATACTTGCATAACTAGACTTGGTGTCCCTAGAGCTATGCCATTCGTCAAGATCTTTTTGAAATTGTTTTGACGTTGATTTTTTTGTAGCAGATGATCGTCCGTCAGCGAATATGTTCATTGTCCTTCTCAGCTCAAATTCATCATCATCATTAAAAGTTTTTTGTTGAATAATCTGAGAGCCAGGACTAGCTTTTTCAAGTTTTTTCTTTTCCAATCTTAATCTTCTGTTTCTCGCGACCATCATCTGTATAGCTTCTTCTCTAAGCATCCATCTATCTTTTTGCTCTAATACGTTTTTACTAACGTCACCAGGTGCAGATTTTTTTGAGTCTTCGATATTACTTTTACCAGTATAAAGAGGATTCTTGCTAAAATGATTGTATAAACTTCCAACCTTTCGATCTAAAGAAATTTCTTCATCTATACCTAATTGCTTACTTAATCTATTAATAGTTGATTCAAATTGAGTTTGAGAATTTTTTCTCAATTGCATACCTTGTGCAACTTTATCTGGAGCAGTTAAAAATGGTTTTAAATTTGCTCTTTTTAGTTTTGTTTCGCTTAAAGATTTAACTATTTCTCCTCTTTCCGCTGTAAGATGATCTCTTTCTTTTTGAGATATATTAGATGTAAGCTTTTTATCAATGACTGACATCTCCGCTTCTCTTTCGCTTACTCTTTTTCTTAATTTAATATCTTCTTCTCTCTTAGATTCTAAACCTCCTTGGAACCTAGATACATAACCATTAATATCTTCAGGATTCAAAGAACCAAGTTTAAGAATATTAGCTGAGCCTACCTCAGCACTTTCGAAGTCTTTATTAATTGCATCTACTTGAGTTCCATATCCCAAACCTTTTTGCATAGAATAACCAGCTTCTGTTATTTGTGTTTTGGATGCTTGAACCCCCATGTTTCGTTCTATCAAAGCTTTATTAAATTGTGCATGCATAACTTCATCTGCTTGAAGATCAGCAAGAGCTTCATAGTATTCTACATCTTGCCCTTGCATGTCCTTGCTTTGATACTGCGCCTCTTCTCCTCTTTTTAGCAGGGCAGACATAGCACTTAAATATATTCTCTGTTCTTTAGGAATTTTTTCATCAAATTCTTCAAAAGTTTTAAATTTGGATTTATTATAATTCTCTTCGCCATATCCAGGTCTTCCATACTCTCTGCTAGGATCTGCATCAGATATTCCACGGGTATTCTTTACTCTTTCTGCTTGAGATTGCTCAAACGCCTTTCGAGTTGCTGGAGTCTGCTCGCCTGATGCAAAATTCTTTTGTGCTTTGTAGTACGATTGCATTGGTTCTTCATATCTACTCTTGGTCAAATCTTGCATATGTTTTTCATACAATCTTTCAAAACTCCTTTCATTATTCACGTCACCCATTCCAGGAAAAGAAACAAGACCGTGTTTTTCATGCTTCATAATCGTTGATTTGGTTGCTTCGTCATACTGCACGTTCCAGCCATCATCCTGTTTGCCTAGTATAAAATTATTTATTTTGGTTTCTTTGCTATTATCCCCGCCTTGGCTCGCAATACCCATTCCTTGCAAAATTTTATCAACTGCTTGTGCAGGTTTTTTCTCAATCCTGCCCGTTGTTCGAAAGTTTTGAAATTGCTCTTTTATTCTTGCTTGAACTTTAAGCATTGGAATTCTACGGTTGGTATCTCTATGATCAACAGTATCAATACCTAAGACTTGAGCCATTTCATATGGATAAGTTAATTTACCATAATCTAAAGAGCCTCTGTCCATTTCTTTCATCCATTCGTCGTAGTCAGTTATCTTTTTCCCGTCTTTATAAAAAATTTGTGCCCGTCGATCTTTAATTTTTCCTAGGTTTGAATCAGGATCCCAACTGATTTTTTCTTTTAAAAATTCCTTTTCAGGCATTTTTCCAATTTCCATAGTTTCCTCTAAAGAACTTGCTCCCGCATAATCTGTACTGGAACGAAGCAAACCTTGTCTTGCATTAAAATCATGCACTCTTTCTAAGCCTTTTAAATAAGTTCTAGATTTTTGCTGTCTTAAATTAACAAGTTCTTCGGTATTGGGCTGGTAAACATATTCCTCACCTTTCTCGTTAATTTTTGTTGACGTAAAATCTTTGGAATTTAATTTTTCTAAAATTTGTTTTTGAGTAAAACCTTCTTTCTCCATTTTAGTTTGCTCTTTTAAGTCGGTTACTAAATTTGGATCAAACAATGTTACAGTATCTGATAAAATTTTTGAAACAGCATCTGCAGTATAATTATGCTTTACTAATTTTTCATTTGGTTTTTCGTTTTTTTGTAGAGTGCCTGCTTGATATAAATCTCTATTTGCTAAAATTCTTGTATCCATTTGTTCTGCGAGTCTATAAGCGCTTCGCATTATTTCGCCTTGCTCGATGGCTAATTGGTAATAACGATCTCTTTCTGCTTGGTCATAAAATGTATGAAAAGCTTCTTTGCTAGAATAGTCAACCCCCAACCTTTTTCCTTTATTAACAAAACTGCCTAAATAATATTTATCTAATAACTGCCTTGCAGATTCAGCCTTGCTCTTTGCAAGATTTATAATTTCTTTCTGTCGTTCTAGGAGTTCTTCAGAACTCATTGCATATTTAGTATTATTAATTTCATCTGGATCAAAATTTAAATAATCTCCCAAACCTACTCGAGCAGTATAAGCCGCAGCTCCTAAAGGAGCGCCGACAGCAAATCCAAGCAAAGGATTCTTGCTTTCAAATGCTAATCCTGTACCAAACCCTAATGCATAATTGCCTCCAGCCCTTAAATGCCCCTCCATGCCAGAATAATCCATACGCGCTTTCTCTCCCCTTGCAACGAAAAATTCTGCCGCAGTCACTCCAGCAAACCTTCTGGCTGCAGTCTTCAACGCGGCACCTTTAGTCATTGCTGCTGCGGTGGATGTACCCATTCTAGCCCTTGTTCCAACAATAGCTGCGTCGGCTAAATTTGCACTAAGTACACCCGCAACTTCTGATCCAGTAAATTGAGAAAGTCCTACAGATTCTGCGAGGTCATTTCCTTCACCAACTTTGCCTTGAGCAAATCCTTTGCCGTAAGATCTTAAAAAAGCTCTTTCTTCGGAATTATCTCCTAATCCTTTTGCTGAATATCCGCTCAAGTTATTTTCATGCGCATACTGCGTGGCAGCTTCTCTACTTTCAAAAAACATTGGTTGAGCTCTAGCATCTTCCAGGTTATCCTGGCTTGCCATAGTATATTCAGATAAACCAGGAATACCTTCTTCCCCGCCAGCTAAACCTTCTAAATTTCTTCTAGCGATTTTTGCAGCAATATTTTTTCTAGCTAGTTCAGTTGCATTTTTATCGCCTTCAACTTTACTCTCGGCCATTTGCTTCAAGCCAATTTTTGTCAAAGCTTTATCGTGCCAAGATGCTTCTTCTGGCGCATCAAGCAGGCCAGCTTGTTTCTTTTTGTTAAGTAAAGTTTTTTGTTGTTGTATTAAATCAGTGCCAGCCGTAGATAAATAATTCCCTGTACCTACAGATACATTATCTTTATTCCGAACTTGTTTTTCTAAAACAAAATGTTTTGGCTCACTTCCAATCATGTTTGCAGCAGAATCTAAAACACTCATTCCAGTTTCTGTTTGAAATGCAAGAATACCTGCAGCAGGAAGTAATGTACCAACAGTTGCACCCCTTAAAGGTCCACCTCCATAATTCATTGCACTATCAAATGCTTGACCAGCTCTTTGTAGATTTACTGCATTGGCTTGTCTGTTAATTTCTTTAGCTCTCAACAGACTTCCTTCTTTCGTCAAAGTATATCTTCCAGGGTTTCCATCTATGTCTCCAGGAAGAACCCCTCTCATAAATTTTTCTTGCTCCATTCTAATTTTTTCGCTAATTGACTCTTTTTTGAAATCGCCTAGTTCAGAAGTCGAAGTCTCGCTTATAGAGCGACTACTTAGCTCTGCTCTTTTTTGGATATTACTGAAAGCCTCGCTTCTTTTCTTTTCAAATTCATCTACAGAATAAGTTTTAATACTTCCATCTGGCTCTTGATAATCAACAACTCTTGTTGATTCTCTTAAACCTTCTGCAACCTTGTCAAGATCTAGCGCTCGATAATCATTACCTTTTCTTGTGATAGTTTTTGAAAATTCTTCAGGAACATTAATGTGTTTACCGCTAGTTTCAGATTCAATCAAACGTCTTTGAAACACGTTGGAAGATGTAAGACTTTTTGGAGCAGAAATTTGTTTATCAAGTAAAGCTCCTTTTACTGCGGTAGTTCCTTGATTAACTTTTTTCATAACTTCTCCTGCTTTAAGAAATTTAATGTTTTCTCCCGCAGTTATTCTCTTCATCATATGATCCTTTGGATTTAAAGACCTTCTTAAAGCATGAGCTTCTTTAATATCTTTACTGCCAACATATGGAGATAGTTTCGGATCATACGTAATAATATCTTTTCCGTTTTGCTCGACCCTCATTCTTCCTGTTAATTGGTCTAAAACTTTATCCTCGTATTCAGTCCAACCAGATTGAGATCTGTTAAATTTTTCTGTTTGTTTAAAAGTTTGTGTCAAAGATTCGCTAGTATCAAAAGCAATTGGCTTACTACCTATATTCATTTCCATTGCTAGTTTTGCTTCGGCTTTACGACTTTGCTCAGCTCTATGATTTTCTTCTGCCATTTGTTTAGCAATTCCCTCTGGATGCTTTTTGGCTTGTTCGGCTCTCCATGCAGAAATTCGCTCTCTAACTGTCCCCCATTTTTCGGCAGTCCAGTCTTTTGCAGAGCCAGCAATAGGAACTATTGATGATACTCCATTCCAGATTCCTTTGCCTGCTTGCATTGTATTTTTCCATCCTTTTGTTTCTACTAAATAATCAATTAATCGTTTATGAGCTTTTCCTTTTTCAAGAAGTCTTTCTGATGTTGCTGCTTTTTCAGGATCTGCTAAATATTCTTCTTTTGATTTTTTCCAGTTATCGTCTACTTCTTCTACTTCCTCTATTGTTTGCTGGACAATATTATCATCTACGCTTGCAACTTCTCGAACTTTTGCTTCAGTTTCTGCACCCGTTTCTCTAACAGCTGCAGCTTGTTCGACTGGATCTGCTTTGGCTTCTTCTAACGCGTCAAGTTCTTCAATTGCCTCTTCCGAACGACGAGACCTAACAGGTGAATCTTCTCTTTTTGTTAATTTCACTCCAACTTCATTTGATGCAGTTCGAACACTTTGCTGATTAAAACTAGCCAGCTGATTATTTGCTCTTGTAACATTTTCTCTGTCAAAATTAGAAGATCTGCCTTGGCTGACTCTGAGATTGTCTATTTGTAATAACTCAGACATTCTTTGCAAATCTTCTTGTGTGGCTGCATTACCTAGAGAAGTAAGCCTATCAAACTCAGCTTTTTCAACTAACCTGTCATTTATTAATTGTTGTTGTTTTTCAGCTATTATATTCCTAGATGTTTCTATAGTATTTTCTGGGTCAAGAGATTGAGATAAAGTAGATAGTCTTTGATCGGGCGCTTTTTGATCTAAATCTCCATCTAAAGAATCCATTGTAGACTGAAGGCTTGCAAGCTCTTCGGCAGTCATCCTGGTTTTAGTTAAATCTATTCCATCTTCTCCTACGTCACTAGTAGAAAGCGGCTGCCTTCCAGCTTCTAATTCTTGAGCGGCAAGCTCTAAAGATGCAGGGTTTACAATTCCATTTCCCTTTGAAGCGGCCAAAGAAGATAATTTACCTTCGTTTTCAAGTATTCTTGAAGCGTTAACCTGAGATGCCAAATCAGCATTTTTAAGATTATTTAAAACGGCCTCAGGATCTTTTGGAATCATTGGTACTGTTTTACCTCTGATTGCTGTTTGAGAAAATAGTTCGCCTTTTTGAATCTTTTGAAATATTTTATCTATTCCACCTTTTTTTAAATTCTCTATAGCTTTTCCATCTAACTTATTTCCTGCAGGATCCATTAAGTCCATAAAGCTAACTAGTCTTGCAACATTAATATCACTCTTATGAAGGTTTTGAGTTTTTGCTTGTCTTAAAAAGTCTTCTCCCATCCCCATACCGACAAACCTATCCAAGTTTATCAAATTTTCTCTCATACGATCTCCTAATCCGAATCCTTTACCTTGAGAATCTAAACCAATAACTCTCAGTTCTCTATCAACTAAAGATTCTGCTAAATTTTTATCAAAACCTGCAGTATTTTCTGGATCTAAAAATAAAACTTTAGAAATTTCTTCTCTTAATTTTACAAAATCTCCATCCAGATCAAATGCAGCTGGACCTAATTTTTTTGCCATTGCTTGGTTAGTGACATCAAGCTTAGAAACTCCTTCAGCTCCTCCTCCCGTAAATACGCTCAAACCTGCGTCTGCTATAAGTTCCTTGAATTGCCTATTAATAAACAAATCTTGTCTTTCCATAAGCTTTGGATCTAATGCATTCAAGTGTTCATTTTTATTACGAGTCAAAATGCGTAAATCTTCTTCAATAATTCCTCGTTTATTAGAAGGAATATTTGGATTATCTATTAATTGTTGTAACCTTTGTTTTTCACTGAGGAATTTTTTATTCAAATCTGCTTCATTAAAGTTTGCTGGAAGCCTCAATCTTTTTTGTAATTCTAAAGGAGCTTTTTGCCTAATTTCTCTAAGGACAAGTTGTTTTTGAAGTTCGTTTGCTCTACGATTAATATTTGAATTTGTTTTAACTTTATCTAAAGCAGTTTCGGTAGGAGGCAAAGGAACACTTTTTCTGGAATCAATATTATCGAACATTCTTTGCAAATGAATAGGATCTCCAGGCATTGTTCTTGTTGCTCGATCTACAAATTCTGGATTATTAATTAATTCATCAATTTGATTCTCTGCTTTTGCCGCGCTTGTTACTTTGCTAATTTCAAATTGTTTATCTGTTAATCTAGAAGCCCTTGATTTTACATCTGCATTTTCCAGTAGCAAAGTTTTATTTTCTTGTCCAGTCTCTATAGAGTTAACTAAATCAGGATTATTATTTGCCCACTGTTGTAAAACATTCATTTCTTCTACGCTTAAATCGCTTCCAGATTTTAATTTATTAGAAATTTTAGAAACTTGTGCTTGATTAAGAACATCAGCCTGACTTGCGGATACCGCAAGTTCTCCTGTATTTGCTGGAGCTAATTGAAGCTGAGCTTGTGCAGTTTGAACTCCTGCAACTTTTTGAGCACCTACCGCTCTTCCATTTGCATCATATATTACAGGTTTGGTTTCTACCGTTGGAGGATGAATGATTCCCGTAGAGTCCATAGTTCCAATTAAAGTTCCATCTGAAGCAAGAATATCAAAATCTGACAAGACAGTGCTTGGGCTTTTCGAAGGTACAATCCCAGCCTGCCTAAAACTAACGTTACCGTGCTCTGGGAAAAGTTGACTCTTAGCTCTCCTTATTCTTTCCAAAAGAGGGGGATCAATAGTTTCAGCTCTTAAACTAAATAATCCGTCTACTCCTTCGGGCGAGGTAGAGCCGCCTATCACTTGCCTAAGTATTGATTGTTTTTTACTTTCTTCTGGCGCGTCTTTAATTGGTGAAACCGAACCAGAAATATTCATAGCTCTTTGTTCTATTAACTCTTCTGCCATTTCAACGACTGGAGACTTTTGGCTTCTATGAGAAACTACAGAAGTTGTCCAAGGATTCCTGGGCGTAGATGCTGGCCGTTGAAACAAAGATTCACTAGTGGCGCTTGTAGAAGTGGTTACAGATCTTTCATTAGAAAGCTTTTGTAATTTTGAAAAAGTTGTTTCTTCGCTAGCAATATTTTCGCCAGATGCAAGATCTTGCATTTGTTGCGTCCGCACTATGTTGTTTTGTCTTTCTACCTCTTCAATTTCAGACCCTTTGTAACGTCCTACAAATTTTAATGCAGTTTTCTTTATTTTGTCCCATGAAGATAATTCTCGTAATTCAGGGTTATTATATGTTAACACATCTTTAAATTCTGAACCTTCCCCAATCGCCATGCTTGTTCGAGTTCTACCTAAACCCTTATCAATTTCCGCTTCTTGAATTTTTCTTACTCGCTCAATTTCTTCTTGTCTCTGCTGAGCTTTTTGTTCTTCAAGAGTCCTACGAGCTTTTTGTTCAAGCTCTTTTTGTCTTTGCCGTTGTTTTTTCTGTCTATTTTTTCTAATTCTATTTGCTTGGATAGCTCGTTGAATTTTTTCAGTTACTGAACGTTCCCTTTGAAGATAATTCTCTTTTTGTTTGTGAACTCTATCTGCACCAGTGTCAACTTCTCCATCAACTTTTTCGGCTAATATAGACTTAACGTCTTCATTTGTCTCTAAGGGGTTTGTAGGAGTATCTCCACTGTAAGTTCGGACTCCTTCATTTTCTATTTGACTAAGAATCTCTTCTTCTTTTACTGGGTTTATTCCCTGTTTTTGTTCCGTGCTTCTGCCTGTTAAAATTCTTAAGGTTTGTAATTGGCGCTTTAACCAAGTTCCAGCCTGTCTAACAAAACCTCCTTCTGCAGATTTCCCTATTTCTTTTGATGCTTGTTCGGTTGCATTTTCCGCAGCTCGTGCAGTAATAGCCTCTTGACTTCTAATATCGTCAGCTAGATCTTTAGGTATAATATGGCTCTCGAGCCCTTTCATATTTTGCTTTGCAGCTTCAGTTAAAGTTCCAACTTTTGGAGCGCTATCTCCCAATGTTTTTGTTGCCCTAACGTTTGGCCCTGCGTCTGATCTAGCTTTCGGACCACCTCTTTCTACTGCTCTTTGAGTTGCTTTAGCGGCTCTTTGTCTGCGCATTGTTTCTTCTGAATCTGCATCCTGATTTGCCACCGCTTGTCTTATAGCTCTATTTTCTTCTCCAGTAAAAAGTTCAAGTTCGTCTATATCTGGATTGGTAGAATCAATTTGAGAAATTATATACTTACCACTTTGGAAATCTCTTGGTTTTGCTTTTGTTGCTTCTTCTACTGGAACAACTTGCCCATCTTTATTTCCTCCCATATATTCAATTACCATAGGTCTAAAAATTTGAGGTTCACCGATTTCTGGATCCATAAACTTCGCTTGATCAAAATCAAAATTCTCAACTCCGATTTTAGAAAATATCTGTTGATTTTCTTCCTTACGCATTTCCTCTATAAACGCACGTTGAAGTTTACTTAAGCCTCCTTGAGAATTTCCTTGTAGCCCATGAACTTGTTTTAATAAAGCAGCTCCCGAACTATTCCAATTTGCTACTGCAGAAGGCTTAATTGATTCAGGTTCTAAATCCCAAATATCCATATCTTCTCCAAGAGCCCTTGCTGTATTAATTATTCTTCTAGCTCCTTTTTGAGGCGCCGCAAAGTTAGGAACGTAAGGATTTCTTTCGAGGTAGCCTCGCATAAATTTAGTTTTATCGTCAACGTCTTCATCTAATGTTCCGTGAGATGCAAAGGCTCCTTCTTGTGGGCCGAGTTTATGAACGCCTCTAATTTTATTAATATAATTTGTTGGGGCTACGCCACCTTCATCAATTTTATTAGTAACAACAGGCCCATCATAAGAACTAAAATATTGAGATTTTCCACCTGGAACTGTCAACTGTATATTGCTAATAGGATCCATTACCCCTTTGTTTTCTAGAGCGGTTATTTCTCTAGAGATTGATTCGCTTGCTCCTGGCCAATATTTAGCAACCCTCAAGGCGGCTCCGCCAGTAAATGTTTTGCCAGCGAGTTTTTGAGCCATTGTTTGTTTTGGGGCGTAAGTGGTTTCTCCCCAAACACTTTCTGAATATACTTCTTGCTCTTTTGTTTTTTGAGAATCTTTTCTTTTTGAAATAATGTTTTGATGTAAATTATTTCTTAATATTTTTTCGTTCTTGACTAAGTTTTCAGCTCTTTGTTCCGCGCTAGGACTAATAAATTCTTTTTGTTTTTGTATTCTTAATCCAGTTTTGTGAGTATTTTGAATTTTGGTTAAATAATTGCTTTCTGCTACAGAGCCATCATCAACTCTATTGGTAATTACGGAATCAATAATACTTTTAGGCCCGATCTCAGATAATTCTTGATCGGGGACTGTGAATTGAATTTCATTAATTGGATTTTTAACGCCTCGATCTTTAAGAGTTTTTATTTCTTTTTGTATAGTTTCTTTTGCTTCTGGATAATAATTTGCAACTCTTAAGGCTGCGCCTGCGTTATAAGTATCTCCGATGCTAGATTGAGCCCTTGCAGATTTCCAACTGCTTTTCTGGTTTGCGATGGAATAATTATTAGCAATCTGGTTTGCAGAAGCATTTTGGCTTGATCGCCTTACGGTTGATATAGCCTGAGTTTGAGATGAAGAATTATCGATCATTCCTGTCATACTAAACTCTGAATCTCTAGGAGATAAATCATGAACGTTTTCAATTTTATTGAGATAACTTCTAGGAGTAACATTACCTTCATCTACAGTATTAGTAACAACTGCCCCTTGGTATTGAAAATTTGCCAAAGAATTAGAAGATGCAGGAATAGTGAGTTGAACATTATTTAAGGCATTTGTTATACCCTTCTTTTCTAAAGCTTCAACCTCTCTATAAATAGAGTCTATTGCTCCTGGATAATAGTTGGCAACCTGCAAAGCTCTGCCTCCTGTAAAAGTTTTTCCAGCAAATTGCTCAAAACCTCTTGATTCTTTTAATTTATCTTCATTTAAAGATTCTTTTAAACCCCTTATAGGACTTTTCTTTCGGTCTCTTGTTGAAGAATTTCTTGCAAAATTTGGTACGCCCCCTCGACTTGGAGCGGGCTGTGGAGGTTCTGTAGAATTAGCTCCTCCATGAATTGTAATGTTGCCACTAGTATTTATTTTTGTACTACCGCCAATATTCACATTAGCTCCATCGATTGCAATATTTTGAATTTTTTGTCGAGCTTCGTCTTGTTGCTTAGAAGCTTTTGTTCTTTGTTCTACTTTTTCAGTATCTGCTACTTTAATATTTCTAATAGCTTTAACTATTTCTTCTGCAGATATTCCTTGTTCTGGTTGCAAGGTTTTAGATAATGTTTGAATACCTTCATCAATGCTAGAAAGTAGTCTAATTTCTACCCCATTATCCCCTAATTGATCTGCAATACTTGTCAAGTCGTTGAATCCCATAGTTCTAGGATCAAGGCCTAATTCTTCTAAATCGATATTTAAAGCCTCTGCAGTACTTTGAAGAGTTTTTCTGGTTAATTCTGATCGATCCGAGGGAGTAGATGCAAGCGCTCCTTGTTGAGCAGTTAATTGTTTAATCATATAGCTCACCATTTTTTGAGTGCCATCAGGTAAATCTTGTTCAACTAAAGCTTTTTTCATGCTATTTACTACGTCTCCCATATCAATATTAGCATCTGCTTTAGCGTCAAAACCTGTTTCTGTTTCGACTCCCAACATCATTAATATTCTATTGACATTACCAATTGCATTTTGCATATTGGCTTGTTGTCTCATATCATTCAACTCTGGACTTTTCCCAAACAAACCTTCCATCAACCCTACCATATCTTGCGTTGCTCTGGCCTGAACATCTAGATCTAATTGAGTTTCAGGCTCAAAGCTTTGACCAAAAGCGAACTGTTCCATAATTTCGCCTTCTCTTGCTGTAACATCCAACTGCGTACTTTCTAAATTTTTTCTAGCTTGAAGCAAGTCCTCTCTCGCAGCAATTTCATTACCTAATTTTAAAAGAGCTATTTGTTGATTTGCTTTTTCATTTAATTGTCGAACAGAATCAATTAATTCTTGTTCTTCTTGGGTTCTTTCATCAAAATCTATACGTTCTATCGCCGAAACTATATCATCAGCCATAAATCTTCCATCTCCTTGCTCTAGCTCGCTAGACTTTAAATACATCTTATTTAAAACATCAGCCAACTTACCAGAAAAAACAGAGCCATCCTCTCCTTCAAAATCCTCCATTTTTGTGTCTTTCATTAATTGATTCACAAATTTAGAAACTTCAAATTCTGTTCCTGCAGCAGTTTCTGCATTTATTCTGGTAACCGAAAATTCTTCTTGGGCTGACCTAGCTTCATTTGGAGTCATATAATTCATGCCAGTCATTATAGACAGCTCTGAATTAAATTGCTTTTCAGCAATATCAAATGCTTTTGTGATATTCGAATTTAATTCTGAAATACTTCTGCTGACAGCAGTAGAAAGATTAACAATTGTTGATTTTAAATTGCCCAAAGCACTAGAAGTCTTTCCAACTGCTTTGCCAGCTTCAATAGATTCTTTTCTCAATTTTAATTGCTCTTTTATACCAACTGTAAAATCTACCATACCTTCATCAGGAATATTATCTACAATTTGGTCAAATAAAGTTCTGGTTTCTTCATCAAGAGTGCTAGAAAATTCTTTTATAGTTGACCTTATATCTTCTGCAGAAAACTCCTCAAAATTAATTTTGCTTAATTTTTTTGATAAGCTAGTAACCTGCTCTTCTGCAAGTTCTAGCCCCTGAACAGACTGCATGCCAATATTTCTAATTTCTCCTCGGGCTTCATCTTTTAGCTCTCCCTTTTCTCCTCCAAAAAAAGGAACAAAATCTGGCAACTGAGTTGGACCGAATCCAAACGGTAAAACTCCTTCCCTGTTTTCATTTGCGGCTTGAGCTTTGATAGTTAACTGTCCTAATTGATTAACCTTAAGTGCTGAAGCGGAAAACTTCTCTAAAGCTGTTGACATTTTTTGAACGTCTCCATTTGCAGTAACTAACGCGCTTCTCAAATCATCGATTGCGCTACTGCCAGAAGGAAAACTTTCTATTTGTTTCTGCAAAGATTTAATTGCCTTTGTGATATTTTCTGGGTCTCCACCTTCAATTGCAGAATTTAGCCTAGATTGCGCGGAGACTACTTGCGTTGCACTTTCAATGGCTTTTCCATTTATTTGTATATTACGTTCAATTTGATCTCCTTGTACTTTCAAACTCTTTGAATACTGATCTAACACTCCGTTTAAAGCCCCGACTGACGCAGCAAGAGCAACCCACTTTTTCTTGTCTGTGATCATTGATGTAATCGCAGCGATTTGAAGAGCGTCGCCAGCAGCATCTGCTGCGTAACCTCCAGCAGTACCCGTTTGTCCTTCAATGCCCCCAAACATCATTTGGCCCATGAATATAGTATTCATCATGCCTCCCCCGCCACCAAACATACCTCCTCCAGTAGGAGTTGGAATTGCAGCGTCGGCAGCCTTGCTACCTCCTCTTTTAAACATTTTAGGTATAAATCTACCAATAAAATTTGGTACGCTAAAAGTAGAATGAGGAACGTATCCATTTGCAACTAAACCATGCTTTTGAGGATTAATCCCTTGAGATATTGAGCGCGAAATTCCTTGACCCAAACCTCTTGGTTCGTCAATTGTATTATAAACTCCAACGCCTCCAGGATTACTTTCGTTTTTTAGTCTATTACTCTGTCCAATCCTAATCTTGTGCATTGGTATTCCAGCTTGGCTCTCTCTTTTAATTGCTGCGCCTAAAGCATCATTTCCGCGCGAAGCTGAATTTACATTTAATGCGAAATTCGGAACGTACCCATTGGACAAGCGTTCTTTAGAAATTTCTTTTCCTTGAGAATATATAGATTCAATAATTTCAGTTTTGCTATCTTTTTCTTTATTGTCGTTTTTTAAATATTTAAATTCTCTATCAGAAGGTTTTTGTTTTTCTGGAGTATAACCTTGAAAGTATTTTTGAATAACTTGTTTATTCTTTCTTTTCTCGATAGATTCTTTTCTTCTATTTAAAACATTTTCTTTTGTACTAGATTCATTTTCTTGAAAATTGTCTCTTAACCTATACAGAGTTGAGAAATTATCTTCGCGACCAAAAACTCTATTTTCTTGATTAGTTGAGTTAGAGCTAACTTTATTAGATTCTAAAGAAAATCCTTGAGAGAATACTTCCGAAGAAGCTTGTTGGTTATCCTTAGAGACCATGCCTTGAGAGGAACTTTTGGAATCGGTAGACACATCCTTAGAGACCATGCCTTGAGAGGAGCTTTTGGAATCGGTAGACACATCCTTAGAGACCATGCCCTGAGAGAAGCTTTTGGAATCGGTAGACACATCCTTAGAGACCATGCCTTGAGAGAAGCTTTGAAAACCATTAATAAAGTCTGATTGTTTAGACTTAATCGATTCTGCAAACGAGCTATTAGAGCTTGATTCTTTTTCTCCGTAACTAATATAGCTATTATTAATAGTAGACTCAATTTTCTTTTCTTTTGCTTGAGAAGAGTCTTGTCTTTTAATTACAGACTGAGTATCGGCAGATTTATTGTATGAGTTAACCGATTTAGAATCACTTGCATTATCAATTTTTTGAGAAATCAAACCTTGAGACAAAGAAATAAATTCATCTTGCTTTGATAAATCTTTTTCTTGTTCTTGTACAATTTTTGATTCTACATTTTTATCTCTTGTTTGTAAGTTTATTTTTTCGCTCTGCTTGCCTAACGCATAACTTTGTTGAGTTACATTTCGATCAACTAATTTTGGTATTTTTTCTTGAGATAAGTTTTTATTAATTATAAAGTTTGGAACTATACCAGAATAAAAATTTTGATTAGATTTATAATAATTTTCTAATTCTTCTCCTGACCTCATGTAGCCAGGAATTTTTTCATGAGCTTGCTGACCTTGAGCGGTTTGTTTTCCTTTAATTGCTGCGCCTCTTAAAGCATTTGCAGAAGGCATTGCTCGAAATCTATTCATAGTTGCTTGTTTATTGGTCGCCGCCTTTTGTTTGTCATACTTTTCGAAATCAGCCTTTTCTTTTGCAACCTGCCCAGATAGCAAACCTTGATAATCTAATTCTTTAAGTATTTTATCTGCCATGCTTGCTTTAATATCTCCAGACTGAGCATTAGCTTTAAAATCTCCTATAGAACCATGGCTAGAAGGCCAATTAAAAAACTTTCTCAACTGGTCTGTAGGACCTCTAACATCAAAGTCTCCTCCTCCTGCATTAACTGGAATATTACTAAAAGCAGCATTTGCTGCTGCCTCAAAAGCGTTGCCAGCCATAGCGGTCAATGTACCTTCATTAAAATGTTTTTGTACAACTCTATCAATAATCGAAGAATCTTGCATTCTGATTTCTTGTTCGCCAAAAGCTCTAACAAAATTTTCAGAATGAGCTTTAACTATAGTCTTAACATCTCTTTCTACAAGATCTCCAATTTTTGCTATCCTATCCGCCTCTTTTGGAATCTTGGGATTTATGCCTTTTGAATTCCAGCCGACTAAAAATTGACTTTGGTACTTTTTTGCATAAGGGCCGCTACCTCTAACTGTAGACTGAGGAGCTCCTCCTCCTCTTTGAGGAAACAATAAAGAATAATCGTAAGTAGTAAATGGCCTCAAATCTATAACATTATCTGGGTCATCTTGATATGGTTTATTTTTTTGCCTACCCGCTTTGCCTGCTGCTGGCGCAAAATTAGGAATAATTCCATCATTAAAAATTTGCATAACCTCATGTTCGCGAGAGCTAATTTGTGATGTCTTGTTTTGATTCCATCCAATATCAGACTGAGGAACAATAGACTGCATAGACCTACCATAAAAATCATATTCTTTTCTGCCATATTCCTTCTTATTAAATTGCATGAGGGCAGGATCATTTCTTCTTCCGCTAACATTTAAAAACAATCCTCCGACTTGCTCAGCCCATTTTTGTATTTGGCCAGAAGCCATAGCTTGTTTAAATTTTTCTACTTCAGGGTATATACCCTTCTTTGGATTAGCTCCTCGATTTAACAACTTAAGAATTTTCTTTTTATTAAATACATTTTTCTCTGAAACCTGAGTAGAAAGTATATTATCTTTTGCGGGTTTATTTAATCCCCCTCCAGCAAATTCTTTAGCTATTGTTTCTGAAGTACTGAATGATGTAGCCCCAGAAGGAGCGACATTGTCTAACTCTCCAATATCCCTGCGCCCAGAAAGCGGCCCACTAACATGAGACTTCACAAAATTCTGAATAATATTAATTACATCTTGAGGGGTTTGCGCTCCTTTAAAGCTTGGCATATTTTTACCAATATTAGGTCTGTCTAGAGTTGGATTCTTTTGCCCTCTATACAAAGTTAAATTTGCATAATTTGGTACAGTTCCTGCGCTTACATTTTCCAACTGTCTAATTTCAAATGGGTCAACGTTATAACCATAACCTCTAGAAAGATCAGGAAAATCTACTTTTAATTTTTCTTGTATATATTTATTTAACGATCTAAATTCTCTTGAATTAAAAAACTGTCTAAAATCTTCTTTTTGCGCTTCTGTCTTTGCCCTAAATAATCCATCCGCCCGAGACTCAGATTTTAGCCTTGTGTTTATTACTCCTCCCCTAGCCCCCATTGACATTAAATTAAACTCAGACAATGCCCTACTTATTTCAGCAAATTCTTCGTTTGAGTAATCTTTAATTTTTGATTTGCGCAGTGTATTTGGAGAGTACTTTCTGAAAATTGAAAAGTTTGGAACTGCACCGTATGCTAACTGAGGCGGCGAAGGTTCTGCCATTGGCGTTATTCCGCTAGCATATGACTTAATTAAAGTTTGAAACTCTCTTGCTCTTTCTTTTCCTACTTTGGTATGAGATGGAGGTAACACCATTCCGCCGCTAGGTTTAAAAGGTAAGCTAAATGCTTTTTGTACATCTGCTCCTGTCGAATAAAACTTTTCTTTATTATTAACAACTACTCGCTCTTTCTTTCCATTAATCTCTAGTTTTTTAACTTGAGTATCTTTATATCCAACGTTTTGACCATATAACTGAGAAGCTTGACCAGCTTCTTTCATTCGGTCAGATTCAATACTAAAGTTGGGAATAAACCCAGTTGCTAAAGTTTCAGTTTCTTGCGAAGTAACATCTGAAATAGTTCCGCCTGCAAAACTCTTAGAGTCTGCAGAAGAACTGCTAGAACTGACACTTTTAGAAACCATACCTTCTGCAAAAGTCTTGGAACTCGTAGAAGACTCGTCAACAGAAGTAAAACTATTTACATCTTCAGACCTCGAAGAATCCTTAAAGTTTTCTTTATATAATTGAGTTTGATAATCAGAATCACGAACTCGGTCTTTTTGCCTTGTAAAATTTGGAACAATGCCATGGCTTGCTATTTTAACTGATTGAGGGTCATTCTCATATTGTTTCCTGAGAGAAATTAATTCTTTTTCAGAGTAACCTTTTTTGATCAACATTTCAAGATCAGACTTTGGCCCCTTATTTTTAATATAATTTTCTAAAAATAATTTATCATGCCAGCTTCTAGATGTAATTGTTTTACTCTTAAATCCATGTTTTGCTAGCATGTTTTGAGCGGCAGATCTCTCCCCATTAGTTGCACCTCTTTTTGCAAGCTCTCTAATTGCCTTAATGTTAACAAAGTTTGGGACTGTTTCTGGAGCAGTAACAGAGAAATTGGGTAAAACCAACTCTTCATTTGTATTGGTTCTTTTTTGTTGTTTGGCGAACATGTATTCATTAAACTCTTCTTCAAGAGAATTTAAATCTTGTGTTGATACAGTTTTTCCAGTTGGAGAAATAATTTTATCTTTTTGGACGGTGAATTTTTCCTGAAATAATCTTTGTATATCTTGATCTTCTTTTCTAATTGCCTCAGATTTAGCTTTATTAAATTCTGTACTCTTTAATTGCTCTTGCTTCTTGAAAATTTCAGATTCAATTTGTTTAACTTTATCTGGGTTTTTGCCTGGGTTCGATGGTCGACTTAATTGGAATTTTTCTTTTTGAAGTGTTGTAATTTCTTTTTGTATTTTGTCATACTCAGTTTTATTAAATTTTTGCGCAAATTCCTTTGATTCGTATACTATGTCTCTTGAACCCTTACCTGTTGGGCCCATAAGTGGATTTGTAACCTTTGATAATTGAGATGTTAAACGATTTAAAATTTTAACGTCTTGAGGAATATTACTACCAACTCCATATGCATTACCAACAGAGAGATTTAATTTAGTTACTTTATCAGAAATGCTTTTATAATTTTTATTATGTATATTGTCTTTAATAAATTTATTAAATGCGGGCGAAGCGAAATTAGGTATATGCCCATCTGACATAATAGCTAGACCTTTCATCTCTGCAAACTCTTGATATAATTTACTTATTTGTTCTTCTGAAATTGACTCTGAACCACGAGCTTTCTTTACAAATTTTAATATATCTTCAGCACTGTCTACGTTTTTTGTAGTAAATTTTTCTGCGGATTTTGCGAGGGCTTTTTGGGTATCTGTAGAAGTAAAAATTGTTTTTGAAACATTATCAAAGCTATCAGGATTGTATAGTCTTTTTAGGTCCGCTCCAGTTTTACCCATTGGGAAGGACTGATAATCTTCTGCCTTAAGAGATTGCACGTCTTTTATATTTACCTGACTAGGAACCTCTTCCCTCTTATTCTTCCAAGAGGTTAGTCGATCATAATTTCTATTGCCCGAAGAATTTTGGGCGACCTGAGTAGACTTAACTACGGCACCCATGATTTCAGGATAACCTTTTTGTGCAGCAAATTGGGCAAACTCTTGAAGCTTAACATCGGAATCAAAAGAAATCTTATCTTTAGTTAGTTTATTTTGAGGTTTATGCCCAGAGATGAAATGCATTTTAGGGTTCTTACCCCACTGCTTAAACTTTGCATCAGGAAACTGCATCTTTGCAAGTTCCAAATCTTTTTCCATAACATACTCTTTACCACTCTTGGTTTGTTTAATATTAAACATTGATGGAATTCTTGCAAAATTAGGAATTAATCCTTGAGAATAATTTTCTAACTGAGGAACTTCTCCAGAAGCTCTTCTCCTCAACATCTTACCTCTTGGCGTAAATTTATTTATTCTTTTTAAAATATCTTCCCGATGCTTCTTAAAGTATTCAATTCCTTCTTTTTTTGTTTTAAATTCTCCGCTAATTTGAGCTTCTTCTAAATGCTTTAATACAGAACCCATTTGAGGCCCTGGCTCTACTAATTTTTCTTGTATTAAATCTCGACCTTGTACAATTGGCTTAGGTGGCTCTTTGTATATTCCGCTTTCTTTTGCAATTGAGCTCATTCTACTAATATTCTTTTCATCGACTTGAGTAAATTTTCTTGCAGTTACATCGTCAGATAAATTTTTGCCCATGTCAGATTCAAGCAATATTTGAAACTTACTTAAGTCTCCTACATCCTTAGTTAACCTATTAATAGATTTCTGCGTCAAATTCTGAGGAAAATTTGAGTGAAACATATGTCTTTCAACAAAAGGCGTTAAGTCTTTAGATAATTTACTCGCTTCTCCTTGAGACATAATTCTACCCAAGAAACTTTTCATTGGCGCGACTCCAGCCTTTTCGTGACCGTAAGAAGTTATCGAGCCATCTTTGTTTATTTGTGTGTTTGTAACTTTGCCAAAATCATGCGTTAAAGCAGAAAACATCAATTTGCTTCTTTCTTTTTCTGGAAGCATTTGCCAATTTTTATTATTGGCCATTGCATTAGTTACAAGTTTTGTGTGATTAAATACATCTCCTTCGGGGTGATGCTTGGGAGACTGGGGAACTCCCTGCAATTTATCAATTTCAGGAAAATGCTTTATCCATCCAGACTCTTTTAGAAATTGCAAACCTTTTTCTGGATTGGTAGATTTAGATGCCCATTTCATCCATTCTTCTCTAACTCTTTCTTTTGGAAGATCTTTAAATTGTCCAACCATTTCTCGAGAATAGTTGATCAATTCTTTATCTGCAGAAAGATTAAACCTTCCAGCCATCTGCATAGATCTTAATACCCTCAAAGGGTCTTCTTTAAATCTAGGAGACGTAGGCTTCATGATGCCGTCTTGTAAATCCTGCCTCCCTCCCAAGGGGTCAATAAATTTCTTTGTGAGAGGGTCGTAAGAAATAGAATTGATTGTTAAATCTCTTCTTTGTGCAGCTTCTTTGCGCCCCATATTAGGATCTACTTCAACCTCAAAACCTCTATGTCCAGCACCTACTTTCTTTTCTCTTCTTGGCATCGAGAACTCAAAATCTTGCCCCCCGCTTTTAGCTTTGAATACTCCAAAGTCTTTGCCAACTAAGCCTTCTTTAGTTAAAGATGGAGACAATATTTTTTGCAATTTTTCTTGTTCTAAACCAAAAACCTCAACATCCCAATCTTTAGGAAATTTGCCCATTAAAAAGTCTCGAGGAGCTCCGCCTACAATCTGAGCACTACCTCCAGCAGCTTGAATTTCTTTTGATACTTTTTCAAGATATCTGGGGACGGGCATAGTTTCTGCCGCAAAGTTAGGGACAAGGTCTCTTTGTGTATTTTCTGGTTGAGCAAAGTTGGGAACCAAACCTTCAGCATTTCCACTACCTCTTCCAGAATGCTGGCCACTAAATTGATAATGAGTTCCAGTTATATTTTCATTTCTAAGGTTACGAATAGCTTCTATATTTTCAATTGCGTCATCGATCAGATCGTACTTACCCCCTTGCTTTTTCCAAATTCTCTCTAATAGAATCGCTTTCTTTTCTGCAGGCTTTAAATTCCTATAACCAGGAACCCTTCCTCCTTTTGCTTTAATTATTTTTCCAGAACCATCGCTAGCAATTTTAATATTATTAAACATATCTGCGGTGGTCATAATCTTTTCAGGATTAATTCCCCATTTTTTTAATTTTTCTTCAATAAATGGCACAGACTGTTTTGCTCGAGCAGTTAAGACAGTGACCGCTTGACCCTGAAGTTCTTTTGCTAACGGGGTAGGTTTAGCCAATCCTGCAGATTCAGCTTGAAACAAATCTTTAGACTTTACATTCTTAGAATAAGTGCCTAGTGTTTCGTCAAAATCATAAAATTTTCTAAAGCCTGCGTTTCTTTTGAGGGCAAAGTTGGGAACGAGTCCTTCAGATAATTTTGATACAGTTCTCTCTAATGTGCCAGCATCTTTTGTAAAATTAGGAACAGCTCCTTCTGAATATTTTTTTAGAGATTTGCCTGGAGCTTGTTTTTTCTGACTCTCTTGAAGCTTGACAATCTTTTGCCAAATTTGGTTTGCTTCGCCATTTAACTGGCTAATCTTTGGATCTATTTCAGCTCTGGGCCTCCCAGATTGAGACAGTTGCTTTGCTTGTCCTAGTTTGCCCTGCCACATCTTTAAAAGCCTTGATCGATCTGACTGCATATCAACAGGCTTAATAAAATTAGGCACTGCTTCTTGAGAATTTAAATAACTAGCGTAATTGGGAACAACTCCTTCTGAATATTTCTTAGCAGACTTGCTAGATATTTGTTTCTTTTGTTTCTCTTGGAGGCCGACAATCCTTTGCCAGATTTGATTTGCTTCGCCATTTAGTTGACTAATCTTGGGATCTATTTCGGCTCTAGGTTTTCCAGATTGAGACAGTTGCTTTGCTTGTTCCAGTTTACCTTGCCACATCTTTAAAAGCCTTGGTCGATCAGACTGCATGTCTACAGGTTTAATAAAATTAGGAACTACTCCCTCAGAATAAAAGCCTGCCTTTTCATCTCTATTAAAATTCTTATCCCCCTTTTTTAATATTTTTGTATATGCATCCATGGCAAAATATTCGCCAGATGCAGTTCCACTTAAAATGGAATTTTTTGTATTAAACCCTAAATTTGCTTCTGACCAACTATTAAATGACTCTATACCATTTTCTTTAACCCATTTACTAACTTTAGTTTTTAAAGATTTAATATTTTTAAATTCGATTTCATCATTTCCAATCTGAAAAGTTCCCGAGGTTGACATTCCTGGCTTGATTCTTTGTTTTAATTGTGGGAATGCATTGATTATGGTTTCCCAAGGAGTTTTGCCTGAAGAAGCACGAATTTGGTCAAAGGTACTGTGAATCTCTTTATTTTTCCATCTTCTTTTTCCTGTAAAGCCTGCGATTTTATCAAAATTTCTATTAGCTCCCCCCTTCATAGAAGGATCGTTTACATCTGCTCCTTTAGCTCTTTCTGAATATAAAATGTCAGTCTTGTTTTCGTAATCGTACTCTCCCTTGCCATAAGTAAATCTAGTTGTTGTTCCAGTTTTTTTATCAGTTACTTGTATAATGGGTAATTGACCATTCCATTCATTAGTAGTCTTCATACCGTCGAACCCTTTAATATCTTTTTGGGCTCTTGCAAGATTTTTCTCTCTAATTTTTTTAAGTAATTCTGGCTTGCCCCAAGTAGACACAAAATTTGGTATACTTTTAGCAGCATCTGGAATTATTCCTTGTGCAGCCCTCTTTTTACCACCAGCAGCAATAGCTTTACCTCGTCCAGCTACTGTTCCAGCGGCAGCCTTCTTTTGCTTTTCAAAATCTTTATATTGTTTTAATTTTTGATAACCTCCCCTAGAATCAATAATTTTTTTAATTCCACTGCCAATATTTTTCTTGCTTGATGAAACTTTAGCATCTACATTTTTGCCTTTTCTTGAATCTAAATTAAATGCAGTTGTTAAGTTTTTTTGAAATTCAGGACCAGGAAAATCCCATCCAGCGGTTCCAGGATCGTTTTTTACAACTGAATTTTTAATATAATTTAAAGTTGCTTCAAATACCCTTCCTGTGAATTGAGGGCCTGCAGACTTATCCAAGTAATCGCTTAATGGGCCAGAACCTTTAACCTTTCCTCTTGGCATAATATCTCTAGCTACATCTCCTATGGCAGAAGTCATATGCTTATCAACAATACTATGGAAGCTTGAGCCTTGTGATTGAGCCAGTCTACCGATAGTGAAGTTTCGTGCTTCAAATTTTGTGCCTTTAAAAGCTGGAGGAACTGCGCCATCAAACACTGAAGATGCTGCTACAGTTTGATTTTTTCCTGTTTCTGATTTGCCCGCTTCTGCTGTTATAATACCCTGTCCAGCTGCATTTAATTTAATTACCTGATTGTTGGTTGCTTTAAAATTTGGTACATAACCAGTAGAGTAAAAGCTTTTGGTTCCATAGTCAGCGGCAGAATAAAATTTTTCAATACCATTGTCATAATTGAATCTTTGCATCATATCTTGATTTAATATTGCAGATGCGCCTGAACCCATAAAGTTTTCAACAATTACTTCATCTGTATTTGCAACGATATCTTGCTTTTGAGTTTTTGTTTTTTGAAAGTTTTTAATTAATACAGGGGAAGCAGATTTAGAAGCTCCCCCAACTCTACGATTTATGTCTCTTTGTTCTGCAGCAAAAGAAGGAATAAATTTTGAATCAGTATTTGCAGGAACATAACCTTTTGACATGCCAAGATCTTTGCGTCCCGCTGCAGCTCTAGGACCTCGGCCATAAGGAACTACAGTGCCTTGATTACTTACTGCAACGTTGGCTAACGTAGACGACGAAGCGATTTTTTTTAAGAGCGCATCTTGCGCTATTCGTTCGGTCGTTTGTTTTTTTAAGACGCTGAGTATTGCCTGCTCTTTTGCCACTTGGCTTGTAGAGTCGCTTAGAATTTTCTGTCGAACCCCCTCTTCGCTCATTAAAATTTGAAGAATTGCAGCTTGCAAACCCTCTTGACGTTTAGTTTCACTGTTGATTGAAAAGATTGACTTCAATGCGCTCGCACCTTGTTGAGCGACGAATGCAAATAATTTAATAAATGCCCCACCAATTAAAACCATGCCAGGACCACTGATGAAACTACCAATACCTTTTAATAAAGTCTTGCCAATATTAGTGCCACTATCTTCTCCTACTAAATTATTTATTCCGTCAGCCAGAGTCTTAACTGTTTCTAATACTTTTTCAATGCCAGGACCCAAAGTCATTTCTCCAAAATTGGCAGCCAACTCTTTTATAGATAATCCTGTTTGACTAAGTAGAGCAGACATAGTTTTATTCAACTCTTCATTTCTTTGGGTGGCTTCATTAGTACTATTGTTTGCAGTTTTAAGAGCTTGATCGTATATACTAAATTCGCTATTTAAGTCTTTAATTAAAGCTTTAAGGTTATTAACCTGAAACACTCCAGCAATTAATTCATCAGTTGCGGCTTTTTGAGCATCGCTTAAAGTATCGTAACCTTTTGCATAATCTTGAAGCACTGCCATGCCAGAACGAAATGCCCCAGTTGCATCTTGCGTTGCAACACCGATTTCTTCTAAAGCTTCTCTTACGCTAGATCTCTGCAATCTTGTAAATATACTTTTAAATGAGTTTCCTATTACTGCTCCACCTCTAGCTGTTTGCTGTTGAACACTAGTAACAGCAGCAAGAAGTTCATTAAATTGCACTTTTGCAGATTGTGCAGTTGCTCCAGCTCTTGCTAAACCATCTGCTAAATCTTTAGAAGATACTGCAAAGGCTGCATCAACATTAGCCAATCTATTGACAATATCTGAAGAATTTATAGCTGCATCATTAAAACCATTTATGGCTGCCGTAAGAGCATTTACAGCCTCCACAGAATCCATGCCAGACAATCTTGTTAACGTCATTGCATCAGCAATACGCTGAAGGGTTTCGTCAGCACTTAAACCTTGTCTAGCAAACTCTGTTGCGGCAGCGGCTATATCTTGAAAAGATGATGCAGTATCTCTTGCAACATCAAATAAAGCTCCTCCAAAATTTTGTAAAGCAGACTCAGACATATTCATAATAACATTAACGTCTTTTAATGCTTTTTGAACTTCTATGGCTGATTGAGCCATTGCTTTTAATGCATCAGAAACTCCATTAATAACGGAAACTGCAGCACCAAACGCAAATACACGAGCGACAGCAGCGTCCATGGATTTTTCAAATTCTCCCATTTGGCCAGTAATTCTACCAAGAGGCTGGACGAGTCCTTTTTCATTCAATTGCAATTTAATGGGCTGAATTTTCTTTTCGCCCATTTTGGCTTGATTAGCAATATCTTGATCAAGACCTACTGCTTTAACTCTTACTCTAATATTTTCTTGTGCCATGTGAACTATTAATTACACTAAAGTCGAGAATTTATCTAAGATTCATCTAAGAAATCCATGATTGATAACGTACCTTTTTTCTTTCCTTGTTTGTCTTTTGCCAAATTGAATATGTCCTTACCTTGTCTTTCAACTCCCATTTTTTGATAATCCTCTTTATCCGCACCGACCATTGAGAATGATTTTTCTGAATTATTTCCTTTTTCCATAAGCTTTCTTGCTTTTTCTCCTTTTTCTGCCCACTCAAGGAGTTTGTCAGGATCTCTATGAAAATGCTTTGGTGGGGAAGTATGTTTAATAATCGATCTTAAAACTCTCGCATAGCTTAATAAATTAAGTTGATAAAAACTAAGTTCATGAACAGCTTTACCAAAAAATTCCACTGGAGATTCTTCAATTAAAGAGAAATACGAAGTAAAAAATGGAGAAACAGATAAGTCCTTAATGGCTTCGATATCTAATTCTGCCATTGAAGTATTATAACATTTAATAATTAGAGCAATATCTTCGTGAGAAAGATAATCTTGATCCTCTGAAGCAAATAAAGGAGAAGAACATAAATCATCTTCATATAAAGAATAAATCATAGTATAACTATTCATTTGAACATTTGCGTAGGCTTCGCAAGTAGTACCAATATGTTTTTGTCTTTTCGCTTCTTTTTCTTTTAATTTTTTTTCAACTTGATCTATACTTTTTTGAACAGTTGCGACTTGACGATCTAAAGTAAGTTTTAATTTTGTTTGCTCTAAATTTTTAATATACTCTTTTTGGGATGCAACCCATTTTTCATCTTCTTCTGTCCACAATCCACTATCATACATTCTTTCTAAAGCTTCTTTTTTTGTGGGAATTCCCCCTGACTTAGCTTTATCAAAATACTCTTCATATTTTTCATCTAGATGAATTTGATCTTGCAAAGAAAAGTGCTTTGCATAACCTTTGATTATTTTTCTAGAAGAATTATACAATACACTACTCTTTGGAGGTTCAATTTCAACTATCGAAGAACCTTTAATTAAAGAATTTAAAACTTTCCTGAGCCTAATTTCTTTAAGCTCTTGAATTTCATCTATGCGTTTATCTTCTTGCTCTTTATCTTTTAAAGCAGTTTTTGCCATGCATTATGGCCCTAAATTAAGAATCAATTTCTTCTAGCAAGCGATCAAAATCTTCTTGATTTGAAACTCCGCTCATATACCAAATGGTAGTAAGAGAACTAAGCTTATCAATTGATCGAAGGTAAACTTGATCGTTTTGTTCATCGAGCTCTAAATAAGACTGGTACTTATCATCATAAGTTTCTCCAGGAAATAAAGGAATCGTTTCTGCATCATCTTGATCTCCATAAGAAACATGAGTTAGGTTTAGCAAATACCATGTGATGGTTTTATTTCTAGCTTTAATGTCTGCAGTATGATCAAACATACTAGCTTGAACTGCTTCAAAATCTGTAAGTTCTTTTCTGATAATACCAAGCTCCTCTACAGCAACTCTTAACCTTTCATTTTCGTCATTACTTCTTTCATCTTCAGTTTTAAGGCTAAATCTTTGCACTGCTTGTTGCTTTTCATAAAGCCTTACATATAATTGAGAATAGCGCTGTTTTTCTTCTTCGGTTAAAGATCCGCCGACATCAAGATGTTGTTTTGCTAACATAGCTCTTGTAAGCAATCCCATTTTAATGTATTTGTTGAGCCAAATACTATAAAACATATCTCCATCCTCTAATTGGGTTCGAGTAGGCTTTCGCAAGACAACCCTAACTGGCTGCTCCTCAACTACGTCGCGCATTTCGGTAGCAATTTTTTTCTCCTTAACCTTGCGCTTTTCGGTAACGAGAACTTTTTCCATTTTCCCCGTTTTTTTATTCTTTCTTCTTTTTTCTACTTCAACTTCTTTTTCAACCTCGACTTCCTTCTCAACTTCAACTTCTTTTTGAGAATTTACATCAAGAGAAATTGAGAACGAATATAATTCTTTGTTAATTGCAGTGACAGCCATGATAAATAGTTAAACTAGAATATTATATCTAGTTTATAAAAAAATTACAATTTTTTTTTAAGTGAAATCTGTCACCGTCATGGTTCCAGTCAAAACGCCTCCCTCACTTACGGTAACGCCTTGCGAAGTAATATATCCATTTACTTGACGTTTCCAGTTTCCTCCACAAAGACCCCCTAATTGTAATACTAGAGATTGCATTTCAGAACATCTAACTCCGCAGTCCCCAAGAGAACCGCTTAAATTGTCTCCCTCCATAGTTAATTCCTCTGTGCCGTCTGTACGATATTTAAAAATTGGACAAAAATCTCCGAGCCCATAAATACTATCAAAACCTTGAGACAAACTATAAGACGCTCGAAAAGAATCTAGCCCCACGCTTGTTCCATTTCCAGCTCCATGCAAAAGATCTCCTCCAACCGCTCCTTTATCAGACACCTCCTGCCCACCTCCTTTTGGCGTACTATTTGGATCTAATGTTGGCGGAGCAAAAAACTGAAAACTGGCAGAAGATGTTACAATTTGGTTTGGCTCAACGTCTACAGATAAATCAGTGAGCAATCCATCCTGACCAGCACTACCACCAATTTGTATATTTTCTCCTTGAGACTCGGGATTTAATAGTTCAAAATATTCAGGATCTAGGGCTGAACCAACAAATTCAAAGTTTGCATCTCCACCAGCTGGTCCAGATGGAACAATACCAATCGAGCCTCTATAACCTATACTACGAATTCCTTCGTACCCTTTCTGAGCATTCATGCTTGCGCTTGAAGCAAAGAAATCGTGCTCGCCAATCTTAACTAAAACATCTGAATAAAATATCGCCATACATATTAATACACTAAAAATCAATAAGAAAGACCATTTAATATTTTTTCTAAATGATTTATATTTGTAATATAAGATTTATAAGAAAACGTTGCTTCAAGAAATTCATGTATCGAACCGCTTTGACTATAGTCCATAAGTTTTGCATCTTTCATAAAAAAACTTCGAATAGCATCCCCACTTTCACAATCTTGAAAAATTAAAGATAAATCTTGTATTTCTGGCGCGCAAATAAAATCAAATAAATTTTTAGACTCATAATCGTCTACATGAAGAACGAATTGACAATCCACCTGTATTGGAAATTCAGTTCTAAAATCTATAGGCTCTAATGATCCTAATTTAAAAATAGGTTCTCTATCAACGTTAATTTGAAAATTAAAAGATTGAATTCTATTTGTTGAGTGACCAGCAACATTCAACAATATACTTCTTGGAGAAGCAATCATAATAGATGAATCTCTTTCTGGGGTTTGGCTTAAAAATATATCTGTATCTCCTCCAGAATTACCATAACATAATAAAGAAAAATTTAAACTAGGAATACCTCCTATAGCACATTCGCAGCTATAATTTGTAATTTGTGCTCGAGAAAAAATAAAATTTTTTCCATTTGTATATAGATTTTCTCCATAGATATCTGTACTTTTAAATAATTCAACCAATGGATCTGTCGAAGAAACCATGAATCTCTCTATATCACAAGTAGCAGTCATTGGTTGTTCTACCACGCCTCCCAAAAAACCTCCATCTCTGCCTACTGCATTTACATAAGTTTCTTCTGCGGACCATGCCACTTGGCAGCTTTGAACCCCTCTTATTCTTTCTTTATTTATATATAAATCTTGAGTATCATGCTTATGCCCTCTCATAAACAATATATACACAAAAAAACCCCTGCCTTTCGGCAGGGGCTTATGTTTGTTAGATTTTCTTAACTTAAATCAATTACACGAATTAACCAAGGGATGAACCTGGAGCGTAAGTTGCAGGAGCGTCAGCGTCTTGACCGTATACAATTGGATCACTTCCGATTGCATAGTCAGCAGTGTCAGTCTTCCACATGTAGAGACCGTTACCAGTACCGTTAGCACCACCTTGTTGTGTGCTGAATACCAAATCAACAGTCTTGTTATCTCCAATTGAAGAAGAGAAGTTTTGACTGTCTAAGGACAATCCTTTGACCAAGTATTCTTGAACGATTTCTGCATTGTCTCCAGAATCATCATCAGCAGAACATGGTTGGCGAAGAGTGATACGAACATTACGTTGCTCAGCGTCGTTACAAAGAAGATTTGCAAGAGCGCCATCAGCCAAGTCAGACATCAATGCGCTAACACTAAGAGTGATAGTCATTGGGGTGTCAAGCTCACGACCATATGGAAATACGCTTCCGATACGATTAAGAGGAGTACGTGACATTGGAACGTCCAAAGTAAAGCTTTGGATGTGACAAGCACTATTTGTTTCCATGAATGCACCACCCATGGATACAGATTGACCGCTTATGTCAGAAGAATCTTTAGCACCTGCAAGACCAGCGTCATTGAAGTTGATGATGATATCGCCAGGACGTACACAAGCTACATCATAATCACCAGCTTTTTGTCCAGCAAGTGAACCAGCAGGGAAATTTGGAAGATTACCAGCGCCTGTAACCAAGCTACCTGCACCATCAGTTTGAGGATATAATGTTGCACCAGTTCCAGAATTAAGGGCTGGGTTAGCAATGTTTGTACCAGAAGATTGGAATACAATATTGCTAGCTTCAACGCTTACGGAACAAGTAGCGATATCTCCAACTGCAGCTTCAATGCTGTAGCTGGTAAGAGAACCGTTTCCGATTCCGATAACACCTTCTTGAGCACCATCTGCAAGCTCATTGTTGTCGTCACCATAAGAAGCTACACTGATATAATAATTTTTATCATCAGAAGCAGCAGTCATGAAGCCAGACAGAGCTTGCTTAAGTTGCTCGTGCCCAGTTGCGTCGTCAGTTGAACGATCTGTAGTAAATTGAAATCCAAGATTTTTTTCGTTATGTCCACCGTGAGCATAGTAGCTGAAGTCAAGATTGACTGTGGGTGGCTCAATCACTTTTCTCTCGATTGCAGTCAATTGACCGAATTCATTGATATCGGTACGGTTAATTTCTACACCGTGAGATATGTCTTGTACACGAAGAAGCTGATTGGCGGAGGAAAGATTATGATGTTGATCTTTTTCCGTTGCGAATAAAGCTTCTGATTGATAGATTACTCTGTTTCTAGCCATAATTTTTAATTTTTGATTGTAAGATTAAGGGTTACTGTATATTACATAGTTAAAACCTAAATGAGAACTTTTTTTTAAAAAAAAATTAATAAGTATCGCTTCTGGGTCTCCGAATACTAGAAATTTCAAAATCCATAAACCCAATCCTCAATCCTTGAGGTATTTGCGTACCTGATCTGTCAAATAACTTTGAAACTAAAACTCTTTCAATAAAAGCAGGAAAACGATTTTTGATCTTATTTTTTACAAAATCTGGATAGCTATAAGGAAACTCTTTAACTCTAAAAAATTCCCCAAACGGAAAGTCTTCAAATTCTACAAGTTCAAATTTAGTTTTTTGAGCGTCTCTAAAGAGTGACAATACAGCATCCAAGCTATAATTACTATCTGTAATTACTACTACCCTAATGACAGTTCGAGTATCATCTACTCCACCCATAGCCCATGGTTCATTTGATGAAGAGTTTAAACTTATAAAAGCTGCAGGCAAAGAATATTTTTTATCTCCTAATTCTGCCTGTTGTTGCAAATATGTAGGCTCTCCTGCAATATCACTCAATATAAAATCATTTTGAAGCAACAACTGCTCTTCGGTTTCATTTGTTATATAAACATTAATTTCTTTTCTTTTGAAATGTCCACTAATAGTTTTTGTTGATAAATCTTGCCCTCCTTGAGAAACTGCTGGAGCCAGAATTCTGCCTTCATTATGATCAATAATTAAATTATAAGGGCTAGTAGCTTGTTCTTGAAAAACAGAATCAACATAAACTCCGCTTGGTTCAGATATGCCATTTGCAACGAATTGTCGGTCAGCACAATAATAAGCGTCATAATTTACTGGTAGATCCAAACCTCCACCATCTTCGCCTCTAACAACCACATCAAAAGATTGCCCATCTGCAGGCTGAGTATAAGCTTGAGCTGTTCTAGTTAGTCTATCGTCAAACCACAGATAAAAACTTGATTGTAAAAGATGATCAAATTGCTCTTTCATTTGGAAATTGTTTTAGTTAAGTCTGCGATAAATGTGGATAATATTTTAGTCATGTAAGACTTTGCGCCGAACTGACCACTACGAATTACACTTTTTACTTGAATAGCCTTGCCAGATCTACTAGCAGAAGAATCCGTGACTAAATATTGCCCCAATCCAGGAATGCCCATTTCAATTTCTCTAGCCCAACTTCTACCAGGAGCCCAAGGCATAGGAGTCAATTCTTCAATTTCTTCTTTGGTAGGAATATCAATTTGAAAAGTTGCTTCAATATCGTTTTTTAAAGAACTAATAAATTGAACTTTAATTCCTCTAGTTAATAATGCCCTTAAAGCATTTGTTGGTCGATCTCCAGACTCAAAACCGATAAAAGAAAATAAGTCTCCGCCCCCAGGTAAAGATGAACCTGAAGGTCCTCGATCAAGATCTCTTGTGACATCATGCGATTCAAAAGCAAGTACCATTTTTGTTTGAGCTTGTTTAATATCTTGTCTAATTTTTCGCTCCATTTGTTTTCTAAAGCCCATCGAATACTGCTTAGAAATTTCTTTTTGCAAGCCCTTCATGTTAATCCAAGCCATGATTAATCCTTTCTTTTGAAATATAAAACGTGATATTTTGTTACAAAAGGTCCTGTAAAACCAGAGTCACTAACTAGTTCATATAGCTTGCCATCAATTTCTACTTTTGAAGCTCTTTTAATTTGAGCGTAACCTGTTTCATCAATTTTTAATCTCACTGATCCATCAGGTAAAGTTAAGTTTGTTTGAGCGCTAGTTCCAGATAACCTAGAATCTTCAGTAGTGTTAACATATTCGATTCTTGCTTTTGCAGTAATTTCAGTGACTTTGCCTAATGTTTTTTGTTCGTTTTTTAATCTATTATATAAAGCATTATATGTACTGGTAGAAGTTGAAACAAACGTTTCTGTTTTTCTTTGAAAAATTTTTATTTCTTGGGCAAAAGTTTCATGAACGTCGTCTAGAGCTGCCTCAATTTGACTACGCATGTTTGCATCTATTAAATTTTTCGCCATTAGGTTTGCCTTGGTTTTGCACCATGCATGTTATAGGCAATAATTAATTGCTCCATATGACTTTTTGCATCATTCATAAGCTCTCTATATTCTTTTGCCATTGCATCTATATCTACAGTAGAAGAAGCTGAAGTAACTGTGGCTCCAGACGAAGTTGTATACAAAGGTTGCCTTTCTATTGTTGTATCCCCTTCAGATATTTTCGTCCAATCACTCATTCCCAAATATACTTGAGAAGTTGAGCTTTGATTGCTTCCAGTTGTCCCCGTGGGAATTGTGATTGTTTGGCCTAATAGAGTTTTTCTTGAAGATTTTTGATAGTAGTTGGCCATATGCATTTGCGTAAAAATAGCAGCTTCTTCATAGCCAAACGTATAAGCTAAAGTTTCTGGAGCAGCAAAATAACCGCTAACTTCAGCAAATTCAGTATAAATTCTATTATTTAACTTACCTATATTTGCGCACAACCAACCAGAAATTCTAGTTGTGCTTGATAGGGTTGAATCCCCATCAAATTCATTATCAAATATTTCTTGGGCTAACTCCCCAACTTTATAGGTTCCATCTATGTTGTACATTATTTTTAAGCATTACTTTTTTGACCAAATTTCATCAATCTCTTTTTGCAGCGCAGAATTAGGAGCTCGCGTAGAATTATTTATTGGGATTTGTTTAATGCTTTCTGCTCCTCCTCGCATATACTCACTAAACCCCTTTTCTATTTTTTTCTTTAAAACCGTCCTGTTTCCATTTGGAAAAATTCCTGCAGCTACAGCCATTTCCCTCATATCTGAAAGATTCATAGATGATAAAGTTTCTTCTAGTTCTCTAGCGGAATTCACTTTATATGGGTTATTTTTCTTTATACCCATAATTTCATTAATATCTTTTTGAAGTTGAACCTTTGCTTGTAACTCGTCTGTTACAGATTCGTCTTTTCCGTGAATTGTGTCAGTGATTTTTTTCTTTGATTTAGCCATAGTTACCCTTTCTTATATTATACAATATCATACACAAAAGTCTATTTCTTGTGAAAAACAAAAGGGCCTGCGCACGAGGCACAGACCCTTTTGAGGAGTGGGGGGAACAAAGAATTAGATCTTGATACCGTAGAGTGCCCGATTGTCAAGAATAACTCGACCTTCTTCCAGGCTTCCATAATATCCGATCTTGCCTTGGCGTACGCTGTATTGATCGTCCACAGCCAACGAGAATTCAGAACCAGTGTCTGAATCAGTTGCAACAGCTCTCCAAAGAGAACTAACTGAAGAATCAAGACCAATAACAATTTCTTCGGTTGAATCATTAAAGCTACTAACAGCACTTTTGCTGCCAGCGGCGGCAACCATTTTTCCGAATACTTCATTGAAGCGTTCGCCCTTACCAAGTTCAGAGAACTCTTGAAGACGAATTCCAAAGAATTCAGGAATACCAGCGTTACGCCAGAGACCTTCACGCATAGAGTCAGTAGCAGCGATTGTAGAATCAGCTACGCCATCTCCATTACCCTTTTCAACTTTAACACCAGCAGAGGTATTAACAGGATTGTAAGCGAGCGAGCGAAGGTTTTCGACAACCTCAGGGGATACCAACAAGTCAGTGACTCCACGACGAGCGCTGCTGTCGGGAGTTCCGCCATACCAGGACTTATGAATTCTCTTGGAGAGAGTAATAAGCTTATTGAAATCTTCCAACATGAGCTTGCCATGAGGAGATGCGTGGATGTGAGAGATATTATTGGTTTTAGCTTCCGAAAGAGCGCCGAGAAGAAGATTAGCAGAAGTAGTTTCTTGCTTGATCATGATTTCTTGAGCGATACGGGTCATGCTTTTTCCGATAACGTCCATGCGGGACTTTGCAGCATAGCGTTTTTCGAAGCTGATAGCACTATCAAGACGATAAGTGGTGAACTTCATTTCGCTATGAGTGGGTTGTACCTGATTGGTTGGTAAACCACCAGCAAGAGATTGACTCCAGGTGTAAATGTAATCTTCGTCAGTTACATCGTAGTAGAGGTCAAGAGGAAAGCTGGGGTTATCTTCAGAATTAAAGGTAAAACTTTGAAATTTGTTGGCAAGCGTAGGAGCTTGATTAACAACTTCTGCGAGTACGGGAGCGATGAACTTTGCCAAAGCGGCTTGTGCTTCATATGCAATATCACGATTGCTGGAAGCCATTGCTTTTACAAGTTCTACTTGCTCGTCAGTGCGTTTGAGTGTAATTTCCATAATTATTTTTCTCCTATATTATTAAAGGTCTAATTTAACTACTGCGTATGTACCCTCAAATTGGTCAGCATTTCCGTTCTGAGAGGTGCGAGTACCTACTCCAAGAATTGTGCCAATAGCGCCTGAAGAGCTTGTACCAGGAACAAGTTTACCTGCATCACCTCCTGAACCTGCGGTGACATAAGTGTCGGACACTTGAGGGGCGGTACTAAATGCAGTCTCGGCCAAAGTAAAGATTCCTTTGGTAGCAACAGGAACAGCTTCTCCAGAAGTTACTGCATACAACTCAGCCTTCTTTTGAGGATAACGCAGAAGATTTTCATCGTTTTCGTCATGAGTAAGAGTCTGAGCAAGAGTAATTCCCAAAGGAACTCCGCCGTCACATTTTGTGATCTTAAGGGGAACGGATGGGTAGTAGTTACGAGCAACGTAAGGATAATTTCTCTCACCGAGCAATCCGCCGTCAGCGGCGTTAAGCTCGACAGGATCTTTATCCATGTCTTTCGCACTCACGGAAACGAGCAATCCAGCGTCTGCATTTGTATCCGATGGTTTGGTGTTAACCGCATCCATCGAAAACAAATTAACAACGTCGTTCTCGTCGTACTGTCGGAATGGTAATATTCGAATAGCCATGTTATTTCTTTGTTTTAAAAATTAATATTTGATTGAAATGTTTTCTTTTTGAAATGCTTTTTCAAAACGATCTGTCAAAGATTCTTCTTCGAGAGATTCAGAATTGTTATTAGGAATCGACTCTTCAGCTTCTTCCACATTTTCGAGAGCTGCATCAACAACTTCTGCTGGCTCTTCTTGTTTTTCTCCAGATACTCTGCGCTCAACTTCTTCAGCGATTTTAGCTTCAAGCTCTTCAGTCTTAGCTTTAATTGCTTCTTTATTTTTGTGAGCCCAAATGCGAGCGAATTTTTCTTTATAAGAAGAGAAAGCTTCTTCGGAAGATTCTAAACCTTTAACTTCTGAAGCAATAATCTCTAAATCTTCATCCGATAATTCGAATTCAGTAGAGAGCGATTCCATACGTAGGTTAAAAGCTTCTTGAGCGTCTCTGGCTTCATTATCGCTTTGTAGTTTTTGTAGATTTTCGTTAGCATTCTTGAACTCGACTTGAAGCGCATCATATTTTTCTGCCATCTCAGCCTGGGCCTTCTCGAGTTGCGCAGCTTTTGATTCAGCTTCTTCAACTTGAGATTTCCACTCCGAAGACTTTTCTATAATTACGTCATTAACGAGTTTAGAAATGCTAGCCACGGCTTCTTCGGAGAAATCGTTTTCACGACGCTTCTCGTTAAGAAGTGCTTCTAAGCTATTGATTAGTTTTTCTGTTTCCATAGTATTATCTAAATGTGATTCCTTTGGTTGAATTACAGAAGTTTTTTCTGTATGTGAACTTTTTTCTTGAATTTTATTTAAAAACTGATTATTTGCCTGTGTAGATTCTTTACGATCTTCTTTTGATTCTGCCACCAAAACTCCTTTAACGTCCGCAGCAGGTTTCGTTGTAAATGCAACTCCAAGAGGATAAACTTCTCCAGTTACAAGTCTACGAACAGAACGTCCATCTTCTAGTTTTCCACTTCCTCCAAAAGCAACTAAATGTTCTTTATATTGCTCCATCTCTTCACCGCTAACAATTTCATTATCTTCTAAATTTTCAGAACCTATAGCAATTGAGAATTCATTGAAACCAAGTTCCCAACTGGTAGATATAATAGTAGAATAATCTCCATGTTCGTCTGCCGAAGATTCTAGCAGGTCAGAAAATTGAGGGCTTGCGTTTTTATAAACTACTGCAGCGAGAGAAATATTAAAAGGTTCTTTTTTTGCTTTTACCTCTTCGTCTGAAAGTATATTACTATCCTCATAAGACGAGAATCCAGATGAAACAATGTGACCAACAACTTGATCTCTATTGTGTTCAATGTTTGTTGGTTTATGCACAAAATAATCTTTTATAGATAGGGCAATATCAGAATCTATACCATCTCCATTTTTATTAAATTTATTTACTACTGCTGCATTAAAAGCTACGCCAAGCAAATCAATATTTCTTTGCAGATTAATATCCTTTGGAATTAAAGCTTCTAAATTTCTAATTGAAGCTTCGGATATTTCTGTATTAGATATTGGTGAGGCAGAGGCTTCTACTTCAAATTCAAACGACGTTGAGTACTTACAATTTTTCATTTACAAAAAGGTATACACAGGTTTTAGTCTTTTTTCTTGCTGTGGAACAGGATAGCAGATGGATACTCGCTCAATTCATGCTCGGAGGATATCTCTGAAATCTCCTGAATAATGCCTAATTCTGATATTTTACTGAAATCTTGTATGCATGCCATTCCTATATTATTCCAATCTTGTTTATCTGAAGATAATACAATAGATTGAACAAGTTGATCAATAGATTCGCTTTGAACTTCTGTAAGCTTTCGTTTTTTCATTTTCTTTTTCATGCTTTTATTTAATTCAACCCTCAGATCTTCAATAGCATAAACAGTTTCTTGTATAGCTTTTTGGCTATAACTTGCGGTTGCACCAGTAGGTCTTCCAACTTCTTTTGGGGTTTTGTTTTTAGGTTGAGCGTTGGGCTGTGCTGGTTGCCCAGGTTGCCCCACTTGTCCCTGTTTAATCATTTCATTTTTGTTTTTTGCGTCCTGTTTAATTTTTTCCTTCGACAATTTTTCATCAACCTTTCTTTGTTCTTCGGCTCCTGGAGCTTCTATAGAAGGTACTCCTCCAACCAAAGGATTATACATACCTTGTTCTCTCTGTTTGACATATTCTTCTTGATTTTTTTCTAATTGTTCGATAGATGGATACACTCCTGTCTGTATAGTTCTTAATCCATCTTCTGGAGTTAATATTCCTAACTCAATTAATCGAGTAGCAATTCTTTGTAGTTGAACTTCATCTTTAATATCAATATCTTCAAATTTTGCTTCAGGAAACTGTCTAAATCCCATATTTCGGCAGACCATCTTTATTTGAGGCTGCAAGAAATCTTGAATAAATGCGTTCCTAGCTTCCTTTAATCTTTCTAAAAATATTTGAGCCTTGACTTGAGTATTTGAGAATTTTTCCTGGCCAACAATAACATTCTGCAAAGCATCACGGATATCAGCATTTACAATTTCATATTTTTCTGGCCCAAGAATTTTATTAATCTCAGGAATAACAAAATTTGCTTTAGTAGTATAGTCACTCACCAAAACCCTACCAACACTTTCATTCATAAATAAAGACTGCATCGCATTTAAATTTGTTGGATTTATACCTCCTTTGTCTGGCTCAGCCCCCATAGTTATTAATAGAATCACATTCTCTACAGTTCTACTAATTGCTTGGTCAACTTTTTTTAATTCAATTTTCCAGTTTAAATCATCCAGTACAGGAAAACCAAAAGGAATAGCAAACGGCTCGTAATCTTGTTTTTTGTAAAAGCTATAATTTAATTTTGTTGGATCAAGCTGTACATAAATACCATCTCTAGAAAATCTTTTTTCTTTGATTTCTTTTTTAGTTTTTTCGGGTAATGCGTCATAAAACTCTTTATCTTCTTGAGTTTTTGGATTTCTCAATCTATCTAATTCATATTCAGATAAAATCTTCTTATAGTCTCCTTCTTCAAATGCAGTCGTCTTCGTAACAACAATATCATAAGGGTTTAAAAGTATATATCTTGTAGGAACTTGACCCAAAGGCAAAGATGAAGCACCTGTAGATTCTGCATAAATTGTAGAAATCTTTTTTAAATCTTCTTTATCAAATTTTCCATCAACCCTATATAGAAATACATTGCCAGATCTATAATACTCCCTAAAGTATTGATCCTTTAAGTTCCAAACTTTAATTTTATTTAACCAACGATCTATAAACTGTCGGGCAGGTTCAGTACCTCCTTCTAGGTGAATGCTAGAGTTAGCAAACTCAGCCATAATATCTATCGCATTTCTAAAAATTGCAATATTTGCATATGCTTTTTGACACAGTTCAATAGCATCCTGTATAGATACTCCTCCTGAACCAGCTTCAAAAGGCAGAATTCCTTCTCGAATATTTGAGTACTTACTTGCCTTAGTTTTCTTAAAAGTTGTATTACTTTTTCTTACTCCATCTTTTCCCGATGCGGGTTGACTTCTAGAGAATGTCGAAGATTGAGAATAATAAGCTGAACCGCAAAGCTTTGGCTCAATAGGGTCTTGATTAGCAATCAATTCCGAAAGGTTATTGTTTGGTTGATCAAATTTTTTCCAGTAATCTGAACGTTTTGTATATTGTCTGGCCATAGATTATGATACACATAAAAGTATAAAAGTAAAGTTAAAGTTAACTTTTAACTTTAGCGTATAAACATTGGAGCAAAGGTATATATCGTATTATCTTTAGAATCTATAAAGTCATAATAAGTCTTTATCATCCAATTCCCCAAGACCAAAGCAGAGTAACTATCCTTTCTTGCCTTCTCTGGTCCCGTTTGCCTTTTTAAAGATGGGGGCAGGTCAAATGTTTGCGTTCCTTGCGGAGAAGTTGTGATTTGAATAAGGGAGCACTCTCCTCTTGTTGCATGAATCATAGCTTCTTGATGCTCAACAAAATCAATCATTTTTGCAGCAGAGGACTGATTATCTTTATCAATTATGTTAGAGAATTTTAAATCATTAATAGGTATTTTCTTTTTTCTTTGTTCTTCATAAAAATCATCAATCGCAGGAGATGCAAAATATATCCTTTTGTGGTCAAAGTTAGATTGCAACAATTCGTTTGCCCTACGAATCCATGCGCTTGTAGGCTTTCGCAAGATACATATTTTTTTGCTTTTTAAATCATATTGAGATTTTGCGTCTAATAAAGCTTTTTGATATTCTTCTATATTGTCAAAATCTGCATCAAGCATTTTTATATTTAGATTACTATTTTTGAAAATAGAGCTTTCGTTTGCTGCGCTCAAAAACTGAACCCCTCCATTATAGTCTCCAACGATTGCTACAATATTAAAATGGGTCAATAAGTAATGCATGTATAATATATGTGATTTCATAGGGGCTCCAGCCAGAGCGTAACTATGCACAAGAGTGCCTAATTTTTTTTGATCGCTGAGCTTAAAAACTTGAATTGCGAAATTATCACTGCTTTCGCTCTCTGCCCAACTAGGGTCAAAAGCCATTATATATTTTGCGCCAACTTCTCCAGAAACTTCTACGCTTGGAGACATACCTTCTGGCAATACGCATTCAGCCATTTTGGAGGTTTTAAAGTATCCAGAGCTATCGTCTGTAAAGACTGCCCCAAACTCCCTATCAAATTGAGATTGACTCATAGAACTTTTAGCTTGGTTAATAAGGTTTTGATCGTATAACTGCAAAGGGGCGCAATCATAACTAAAGTGCATGATAACACGATTAGCTTCTGAAGGTTTTTTATTTCCAGTTTTAATTAATTCTTCAAACTGGCTATATACTTTATACATATATTCAAACTTGTAGCTCGCAGAAGACAGCATAATGAGCTTATTATTTGGCCAGACATACCTATCCCCCTCTTTCATCTTGCCTTGCTTTATAAGCTCTGTTTCGAGCTTATAGAGGTCATCTCGCTGAGTTGGATTCTCAACAACACTCAAGAAAGGTATAATAACCTCATTATAAATTCTTTCAGGCATAAGCAAAAACTCATCAATAATAATTCTATGAAACCTAAATCCCCGAAGCTTTTCACCATCACCCAAAGGAAGAGCATGAATTTGACTTTCGCCAATGTGCATGCTCCATTGATCATTAGTTTTTGAGGTTTTAGTTATGCATTGGGCAAGCAAAGCTGCTTCAGGTTTATTTGCAATATCTTCTATTTTTTTAAAAATCATTTTAGACTGTCTAAAAGATTTTGAAATTATTCCAATTTGAACTCCTTGATTTAATATAGCATCTAAAAATGCAAAAACTCCCGTTGTCCAGGATTTAGACATTCCTCGACTCCATACTCCTAGAAAGTAATCTGTTTGGAACATAGACTTAATTCCCATGTGTTGAAATGGAAAAAGCTTTACTCCTGCAAGTAGATCTGCGGCAAACGTAATATTATTTCTTAAAAATTTGTACAACAATAGTTTTGCTTCTCTTTCCTCCAGATATCCCTTTTTATCAAGAATAAGATTATTAATATCCTTAAAAGAGTCTCTAGGTAATTGTTTGCCTGTGTCCCAAGTCATTTTTTCTTTTCTCTAATCCTTTTATCTATATGAAATTGCATGTCGCAGTTCCACAATTTTTTACCATGAATTAATAATCTTGGAATTAAAAACTCAGAAGCTGCCCGACCACCTGAAAATATAAATTGGCAATTTTTTGGATATTGATTAATAATTTCTCTTGTATTGTGCCAAATATAAGCTAAATTTGATTTGTGGGCAGAGAAGCTATTATTTTGCTTTATTGTATTAATGCTAGAATCAACTACAATATATAAAAAGCTATCAAATTCGATAGCCCTTTCAATTTCTTTTTTAAAGCGTTGGAACCCTACCGACAATGTGGATTTGAAGTCTGCTTCGCTTTTACGGTCTACATAGGTATAAGAGTACTCCTTACCTCCTGTAGTATAATCTCCGAAATCTAATTTTAGAGTTCTTGATTTATGAAAGCTTAAGGGTTGCTGTTCTCTCGTATCAATTAATATTTCTACATTCTTGTATAGAGAGTTATTCTCAAAAAAATTATCTATAATATTTGCGCCGTACAAAGGAGAGATATTTTTCAGGTTTAATTTTTCTAATTTTTGACAGGCTTGACTATAACTACCAAATATTTTTTTATAAAACTCTATGGGCGGCAACTCGCATAATTGAAGCTCAATATGGCATGGTGCATGATTTAATTGTTTTTGTTTAATTCTGGAATATAATTTTTTCAAAACATATGCTTGGGCCTTAACATCGTCAGCAGACTGTAAACTTAGCCATTTTATTAGTCGATTACGAGAAAGAAAATCTCTCGCAAAGTAATCTTTTTTATTTTTAAACGGAAGGGCTTCGCCAGTTAATAAGTCTTTTTTTGGGTAATGTTGGGTATAATATTCCGCAACAGTTAAATTATGTTTTTTTAAATGAGCATGAAGACTTCTTTCTGAAGTAAAACTTTCTTCACATACTTTACATTTATTAGATGGCTTCATCTTGAGATATTCCAAGTACTCGAGCTTTCCATTCTGGCATGCCTTCCATTCTTTTTGCTTCGTCGAGAATAATTTCTTTTTGCATTTCTGCCATTTTAATCATGATATTTCTCTCTTCTTCCTCTTGGAATAATTTCACCAAAGAAAGCATGCTTGCAGTATTCTGTTGTTTGGATTGTAGCCTTTTTGAGCGGTCTCCCTGGAGCTTGGTGATAGCTCTATCTATTCTGGTAACACATTGATTATATTCTTCACTTTTTGTTTTTAAAATTTCAGTCAAGCGCATAGTTAAATCTGTTTCCTCTTCTGCAGCATTAAACATATCGTTAAGTTTTAGCTTCTGACCCTCAATTTGTTTTAAATTAATATAATCCATACATACATTTATATACATATTTATTTCGTCAGGAGTTAAGTCGGGCTTATCCCAGCAAGCTCTAGTAAATTCAGCCTCAAACAATAACCTTTCTTCATTGCTTGTATAATTATTTATCTGAGAGGTAAACCTTGGAGAAGATAATAACTGTATTAAATTTTCTGCACACAATTTGTCTTGCCGAGTGAGCTTTTCATGATTTAAAGATTTTCCTGCAACTTTATTAATTTTTTTAATTCCTGATAGTATAGTGCAAGGAGGATTATACTTAATTCCCCGTGCAGAATCTTCCTCCGCAACTCCTTCTGGAACTTGGTCTCTAATAAATTCCGTAATTACTATAGTTTCTTTGCTTAATGGGGTAATATTTGAATCTGGAAAAATTATTTTTGTAATCTGAAATGCATTCATACCGTCTCTTGCATAACCTTCAATAAAACTTTTTTGATCTTCGGTAAGAATAACTTCCTTAGCGGGTACAGCCTTAGTAGTGTCAAAGCTTTGTCCGATTTCTATAAGATACTCTCTTACCAATCTGCCCTCTATCGTTCTGCCATCTAAACTTTCATCCATAAAGACTGACCGAGTTATTTCTCCAAGGTCAGATATTTTATCTTTATTATTTCTGATAAATTCCTTTTGCTGATCTGTTAGTTCTTTTTTCATTAACGTAAGAATATATCTTTTGTAGATATTACTTGTTTCGCTTTTTCCTTAAATTGTTTTTTTAAATTTTTAATCTGTTTGTAACCAGCCTTTCTTCCAGTTTCTGAGGTTTTGTAGCCCATCTTTTTTGCAACCTCTTCTTCAGATTTGTGTTCTATGAATAGCATTTTATATATCAGATACTGACGTTCGGGTAATATATTTTTCATTTCAATATGAAGCCTTTTCTCTGGGCCTTTAATTTCTGTATGAATATCTTCAATCTCTCTGTAAGCAGCGTCGTCCGAATTAATTGACAAGGGTAATTTGATATCATAAGCGCTTTTTTTGGTTTTTTCCCATTTTGCAAATAATGGACAGCTTGAATCTTGACCTCCAGATTGGGTAAAAGAGCAGGCGGCTCCATTTTCTCCAGATCCTGACAAATTAAACGGACAGCTCATACAAGGCCTAACAAAATTAGAATAGTTATTTCTTAAAATATTTTTTAATTGATTGGATATCGTTTTATTCAACCAAGGCTTTAGAGGTTTGGTTTGGTCATATTTTTCCCATTTTACATAAATATGTGAAGATATTATTTGAATAACGTCATCAAAGTCCATCCACGACACAGAAGTTAAAAACCATTTGTGTCGACGCTTAGAAATTTCCTCAATAATTTCTGGGTGACACTCTTCGTATGTTAGTTTCTTTTTTTTATTCGTCAATATTTATCGTTCCCCTTACAGGCTTGCATTCTTCAACGCAGTCTTTTATTGCGTCGCCAGTTAAGCTTTTGCGCCTTTTCCTAGGGATTGATATTCCTAATTTTTCTTCTTTGACTACAGACCCTAAAGTCGTTTCAACGTAATCATTATTAATTATTTCATAATCCAATTTTTGCAAGTGAGAAAAAGATGTTTTAGGTTGTTGGGTTTGGTTTTTTTCTGTTTCTTCTTTTGGTTGAGGTACTGAGACTTGGACTCCAGCAAAAGATGTTCCGCAATTTGTACAAAAATTGGGTCTCGCCGAAGAGTATTCGTGTTTGGTTCCGCAGTGCTGACAAAAAGTAAAGGCCATTGTCTATAATAATTATTATTACAAATTTTTCTACCTTTTTATATTACAAATATCATCTAACTTAAGATAGCCTGCGAGTTTTTTTGTCTGTGAGGCCGCGTCACTGATTTGGTCTTGCGTAAGTTTTTTTGTATTTTTTACGAAATCTATGCCTACAAAACCAATTACTCTATTATGAATATCTTGAATTGGAAAATTATACATACTTCTTACCCCTTTTTTGTTCAAAAGTTCTCTTAGTAGTGTTTTTTTACATTGTGTAACGTCTTCTAATTCATAGGTCTTTCCTTCAACAAGTTCTTTAATATATTCATTGAAATTAGACACTCTGTATTCTCCAGGATTATGACACTCACTTGTTATTCCTTCCGAAACTGTTTCATAAGTGCATGTAAATTTAGTTACGGGCAATCCAGAGGAGAAATAATTCCCATTACTAAATTCAAAAATATACGCCCTATCCGCATTAAAATTCAATCTCATTTTTTTAATGAAAGTATATATTTCTTCATTCGTTTGCGTTAAAACTTCCATTTGTTTTTGAGCTTTTTGTTCGGGACTTAAAGTTGGCTGTGCGGGTTTTGTTTGAAATTTATTCTTAAGCCAGAAACCAAGCAGGGTACTAATCAGAGTTATAACCGAAACGATTAAACTTTCATATTGTAAAATATTCATTTTTTAAACGAGCCACTAATTATGCACGACAACAATGTAATCGCACAGATAATAAGCGTGATAACGATAGGTTCCTTGTATGCATAGATTTTATTATTTAAAGGTTGTTCACATTTTTCAAATTCTTTTTGTGATATTTTTCCGTCTAAATTAATATCAAATTCTTGAAACTGGGCATTCACGACTGAATCTTTTGGCTTTGGCGTAAAAGAATTCTTTTTTATTAATGCTGTAGAACAACCTATTAAAAATAAGCTAAATATTATAAATGTAATTTTCATCTTGCTCGGCTAGGTATCGCATAAAAACCAATAACCATAAAACATAAATCCATGAATGAAGTCAAAAGTAAACCTCCTGTTAGTTGAACTTTTTCCCAAGATTTATTTCCCCCAAATAAAAAAGAGAAAAAACCTCCGCTAGTGGGTTTATCAACAATAACATCATATTGTATGTTTGGATTCATTGCGTAATATATCATTAAAAAACACATAGTAAATGTAATCGCTAAAAACAGCATCCTACGAGTTACCTTTACGAATGGGTCTGAAGCTTGTTTATTTTGATTGTCAATTAGGGCATTAAGCATTTGGCTATCTCTTGCAGCAAGAATCATCTGGTCTTGTCTTTTTTGCTCAATCCAGTAATTTAAAAGATTTGCGCCTACTTTAATGCCTGCTCCTATAATTGTATTCAAGATGGGTCCCATATAAAATATATACACATTTAAATAGCTTTTTTACGGTCTTGCTATATTATATTGATAATGAAGTTTAAAATTGACGGCGCACATATTAAAATTATGGAAATGCTCGCACAAAATATGAATTCTTACGAATCAGTAACTTGGCTGGGTACACCTAGAAAAGAATTGGATAATAAAAGTCCTTACGAAATGATGAAGAGGACAAACGTGGCGAGAGTAAGTGCTCTTTTATATGATGACATTAAATTATTAAAAGCCAAAAAGAAAAAAAGGAGCTGACAAACAGCTCCTTATGTTACTTTATGAACTCAGAACCTATTCAAAATAAAATTATACTAAGTTGTGGAAGGGGCAGGTGTTGCCCCGAAATTATTAAAAATAATAAACAAGAATATATTATTAAAGACGATTACAATGGAGAGGTAAAATTAAATAATAAACAAATTATTTTATTAGAAAAAGCAATTCAAAAACTAAAAGAATAAAATTATAATAACTCTATTTCTCCCTTTTCCACCCAATAATCAAAAACTAAAGCTTCTTCATCGTAATAAATTCTTTCATGAAGGGGAGCCTTTTTATCTTCAGTTAAAGAAGTACAAATATGCTTGTCTTCAAAATCACAACCAATTACAGAAACATTATAATTTAAAACTTCTTTAAAATAAAAGATTGTTGACATACCCAACGATGGGTATGCAACTGTTTTGTCCGCGATTTCTATTGATATGTAGTTCGGAACCAATGTCCAGTCTTGTTTTGTATCATATAAATCATAACTTGATAAACTTTTCCATATTTTTTGATCATTTATATCTTCTATACCTAAACGCTCAATAATTAACATTTTAATTAATCTTGCAGAATCATATAACGATCCATTTTTTTGTGAAAAGTAATATAGCCAAGCAAGCATGCTTTTATATTGATCTGATTGAAGCAATATAATTTTATTTTCTACATCCTCAAATAGTCTACCTTTTGACCAATCTTGAGCTAAAGGGTCTGCGTCATATGTGACATGAGTTGTTTTTGAACCTAAGATTTCCTGATTGTTTTCATTGGGAATTACGCAATCACTAAATCTACAAACACAATCAAAAGAATCAATTATAGATCCACTTTTTCTACCAAGCAATGAATGTCCGTTGCCTACTATACAAATATTCTTTTTTTCCGTAAATTTCTCATGATTTTCCTCTATCCACGATAGTTCATAACCAGCTTGCTTAAAATAAGCAAAATATTTTCCATATTTAAGTTTTGCTTGAGATAAAATCTCTCTTTGTTTTTCGTCTTCTTCAAACATGTTTTTAATCATACATGAATAAAATGCAAAAGTCAACAACTATAATTGTGTAATTCATATTATGAGGATTTTATTAATTGTATTATTTTTTTGTAATTGCTCATTAAAACAACCTCAATTAAAACCAGAAGATACTAAATTTTCTGAAGAAGAAAAGAATTGGGAGCAGATTTACACCCTCGAGCTTGCTGCAGCCCTAAAAAACCAAGATGATTTAGCTTTTCACTTTTTCTGGCCTTACTATATGTGGGAAAGATATAAAAATAAATGCAAGAAATATAACGAGCGCCATAATGACTCATGCGTGTGCCAACAAAAAACTCCCTTTGAGCCAGTTAGTCGCAACTAACTAGAATTTACCGCGATTTTACGCCATTTTTAGTTGGCATGGCTTATGCAATATATATTGTATGAAGTATTCACTTATAAATTCTGGTTTTGACACCTCTTGGTTGTCAGATTTTTTTAATGTTAACGAATCTGCTCTTAATAATAGAGTCTGCAGTTTTAGTTCTGGTACAGATATTGAAGAACTAGATGATGGATATGTTATTAGGGTAGCGGTTCCTGGGATGTCTAAAGAGGATTTAAAAATATCTTTAGATGATGGTTTGGTTAAGGTTTCGGGAGAAAAGAAAATTAGTAAGGGTATGACCTCAAAAGTTAACCGCGAATTCTCTACGAAGATCAAAATTGACGCAAAAAACTCAAAAGCAACTGTAAACAACGGAATTCTCGAAATTCAATTAAAACAAGAGAAAGGCGCGCGAAATACCATAGAGATAACCTAATGTATTCGAATAAGGCCCGATTATTTTTTTGGTCGAGCGTTTTTTCCAAATAACGGGATTCTGTTTCTATACTGAAAACTACCACCCCCGCCCATTCCTCAGAGAATCGCTTTTGCGAAATTCCAAAAAATGGGGGGGGTTTTTTGTAGCCTAAAAACTTTCTTCAGGCTCAAACCTGACTGCGTACCAATCATGAGGGTTGACGACTTCATTGTTCATCAGGGGTTCTCCGCCTTTAATGTTACAATCTGCGTCAGCGATGTTTCTTAATCGCTCTCTGGTTGTGGCTGTTGGCCAACCCGCCCAACTAGCTTGAATTAAACCGTCAGGAGTACGCTTAATAATCTTGTATCCATAAAGCCAAACATTGTTTCCGTCTGTCATCGTGTTGCTAACCTTTTTTGCTTTACCTGCAAGAAATGCTTCTTTAATCTGTTGTGAAATTTTAGTCATTTTAGTTGTTTTCTTCTACATTGTTAACAATAGAAACTCTATCACCATTTTCTCTCAATTCTTGTTGAATATTCTTAGCAATCTTAAGAGCCTGAACTTCACACTTAGCATTATCAATTAGCTTTCCGAATAATGAAATGTTGAGCCACTCGGAAAGGTTTGGGTTTACTTCAATTTTAATCATATAAAGAATCTAATGCTTTTAACTGATAAAGTCAAGCCCATAGAGCATTTTTTCGCATTTTTTTTCGCCCCGCGATTTTCGTGCCAGTTTAACTCTTTAACTCGAAAATGCCTTCTTCGATCTCTACCAGCCTGTCGGAATTCGCAAGTACACAATCAACCGATAAAATTCTATCATTCAGCTTGGGCTTATAATAAGGACTATCTTTCCTTAAAATAATAACTCTTCTATCTATGGCAGTCAGTACAAATGGATTTTTTTCTTGAAGTTCAGCGAGCATCTTCTACCACTATAACACGCTTTACGCCATTGTCAAAATAAAATTGTTGCTCGTTGTTTCGGGCGAGTTCGTTGGCTTTTCTTAAAGCCTCTGACCTTGTATGCACTTGCTCAACTAATTTGTTGAAAGCAAAAATGTTGAACCAATTACCGAAGTTAGGGTGTGTTTTTATCTTAATCATGATGGGTTTATGAGGTTAGCAATGAAAGCACATCCAAATATAATGATTGTGCCAATAACAAACGGGACGAACGCAATAGTAAACATATCAAATAATTTTCGCATAATAATAATCTATAAGGGTTTAAGAAAAAAGTCAAGCAGAAACTTTTAAGCTTTGCTCTCTTTTTCCTGTAAGTTCAAGCAATTTTGCCTCAATATCCATCTGAACAGAAGCTAAAGCATTTGCGGAGGCATGGTTGCCCGCACGAATTTCTTTAACCTTTTGTTCGTTTAACTTTTTAAGCATTTCTGTGAGGTTTTGTATCTTTGTTGTAATCATAAGTTTTATAATATAGTTAAGTTAAAAAAAGTCAAGCCACAAGTGCAGTATAGTCAGAAAAATTCATGTACGCTTGCAAGTTTCTTTGTCTGCCTAATGCACGAAGTCCGATAACGCCTGTTCTGCTTCGGTTAACTTCACCCGTTTCTGTTTCAAATTCTTCTCTTGAGTAATCATCTCTTGATACGCCTTTAGGATCAATTCGGGCAATTACTTCTTTTGTGATGTTGCCCCAATATCCTTCATCGGGCGGAACAATCTCAATTGAAAAGTGTTCAAGAATCTTGTCGCCACCAACTTTAGAATAAAGTCCTGAGACTTGAACAAGACCTTCTTTTGTCCATGCGTCATGCTGAAGTCGGGCAGTACCTAAGCCAATAGGAGTTCCCATTTTTACCGATTTGATTGACCATGCGAGCTTGTATGCTTCGGGCAAAATTGGATTGCGTTGGGCAACTTCTTTAGGAATGTCGAAAGGTTGCCGATGATTTTTTGTGCCTCCTTGTTTTCTGTCCCGATAAGGTGTGCCATCCTCTTCGGTAAAACCTAGAGCAAGAGTAACAAAATCCTCAAAGCTATAGCCATGATGAGTTGAGCCATAGGTCGTGGCATTGTTTAATGAATTACTCAGCAAGTTTTGGTCTAATTTTTGTGCAAGATTCATAATAGCAAGTATGTTGAGTTTAAATGTTTTGTCAACTATAAATAACTTCTCGACAAATCATCCCTAAAAATATTGTAAGCATAATAATAATTTCCATAACAACACACTAAAGGCAAACCTTTTAAATGTCAAGGTTTTTTTTAAAAAAAAATTGGCATGAAATCGGCAGGCGATTCAGTAGGATTGTGCAATAAAATAGTTGCAAGATAATTGAAAAAAAATTTGACTTTTGTTAATTTGTATGTCATATTGTATATATGATTAAGAATAAAACATTCACAGCAAATATTCACGCTCACTCTATTGGTGGAGAAAAGATCCCTTTCTTTAATACCAATACAAATACAAAAATTGAAATGGAAAGTACAAATCATGTTTTGACTTTTCAAGCCAAAGATAAGCATGAGGTAAGAAGGCAAGTCGGCAAACGTGTTCGTGAGTTGCAATCTCACTTGACTTTCGGGGAAGATTACACCTTTTACATCAATCAAATATGGGAAAAATAATTGAAAATAAATTTGACTTCGGTTAATAAATAGATTACCTTGTATATATAGAAAGATAAATGATTATGATAAAAGACTTGAAAACAGAATTCACTAACGACTTAAAATTTCACGATTGGTTTTACGACTACGCAGACGATCATTCAGTATGGACAAAAGGTCGCGAAGCAAGAAAAACTCTTGAAAATGTTGCTCACACTCTCGTTAAAACTAAACAAGCAACTGCACCAGAAGTTGCCACGCTTTGGAATTTTTATGCTCCTGAAAGATACAAAATCACCGAAGATGCTTTTGTTCCAAAAGAAACCAAAGCTAAGGTATTCAAAAATAAATTGACTCGCCCAACTATGGGACAAGTAGTCAAACTCAAAAGAGAGCTTGGAATTTCTAGCTCCGAAGCAAACTTTCGCCTTACCTATGGCGTTGAGCCTTCCGAGTTTGAAATCAAAACCGCCCAACAAAATCAAGGTAGATTCTTTTTTCACTACGCATCACATCCCGAATTGTGGGAATACAAAACCGAAATCAAATAAATTATGAAAAATTCAATAGAAGATACATTCAAAAGATATCCAACCTTGCAATGTGCTTTAGGGTTGTCCAAGGTTGAAGAGAATCTCAAATTTCTTGCTCAAGCTCATCTTGCTTTTGTCGAGGGTTCTGCCGTACTCGATGCCCTTCATGCAGTACAACAAGCAAGAAAAGAATACAATAAGGTTTTGCAAGAACTTAATCTCTTAAGAGATGGCTTAGTCGAAGAGAGCTGATTGGCACGAAATCGGCTGCCGATTTTTTTTGCAAAAAAAACGAATATGCTTGCTATTAGCTATTAAATACCTTACCTTATACTTAGATATGATTAGTAAATACTCACACTTCGACCGCAACGATAACGCCCTTGCAAACGAGCAAGCTCGCCAAATGGCAGAGATCAACAGGGAGATCGCCCGCGCAAATCAAGCTATCGCAGAAGAGCGTTACCTTGAGGAGCAGGCTTTAATGCAAGAGGTACATCGCAACCATGAAGAGCCTATGCATGACCCCTACGCAGATTATGACTATGGCTACCACGACCAATTCGAGATGTAAATCTCGGATTCGCCCCGCGATTTTCGTGCCAAATAAAATAAAATAAAAATGCTAAAAAAAGACGATTTTGTTTGCAATTTGAGATAATTTTGTTTAGATTTAGGTATGATTAAAGTTAAGAATGATAAAGTAAATGGGTTCATTGCAAAGGTGAACATTATAGACCGCAAAAGCGGTAAGGTTGTAGAAAGCAATGTAATTATGAAATGCGAACATCACGCATCAATCGAAGACTTGAACGCTGACTTGCTAAAGTTTGGCTTGCCTCGCAAGTTTGAGCTTGTCGAGTGGGTTAGCTAAATTAATTCACTTTTTTCTTGCGTAAAACTAAAAATAAGATTAGATTAAGATATGATTAACAAAAACGATGTTGTAATAGATTACCAAAAACGCATCCTTCATGTAGAGGGAATTCAACAAGATGGAGCAGAAACTTTTGTTTTAGCTCGCATATATAACACAAACAAAAGGGTTGCAGTACCTATGTCATCTGTAAAAAAACATCCTCTTTGGGCTTGACTTTAACACCTTTAACCATTAGATTGTATATAAATATGAATAACATTGACCTAATAAAACAAGCAGTAGATAACGCAGAAAGTAACAAAGTTACCTCTAAATTCAAAAATCTTTTAGACGAACTGAAGGCAGAGCAATTAGCAGAAAAGCTAGTTGTAGAGCATGGCTTAATCGAAGCAAAGAAAGAAGACATTGAAGAAGAATTCGAGGCTTTACCTGTTGAAGACGAAGACGAAGACTTTGACGCTGACGAGAACCTTGTTGACATGAACGCAGTAAGTTCTTTTTGGCACGAACTAGAATCCTAAACGAAAGGCATATATGTTTATACTACAATCAATTCCCTTAATGCAAAAAACAGGATGGACAAATGAGTCCATTCCTATGTATAAAAAGCAAGCAAATGCTTTGCTCAAGGTAAGGGTCGCTAATAACTCGGGCAAGCACCGCTTTAGGTACAGATTGATTCCTGCCAAGTAATTGGCACGGAATCGGCAGGCGATTTAGACCCCTACTCTTCTTCGGGGTCTTCTAGGCTATCGGCTAACTCGTCCCAATTTACCTCGTCCAGATTTAGCATATCTGCAAGGACACGATCCGACATACTGTCAGAATTGGCTAGATCAGCCACCCTGTTTTCTAACTCGTCCTTGATCCAGTCAAGGTCAGCAGTTGTTGGGCTGTACCATACATTGATAAGCCATGTTGCACGATTAGTCCACCCGTTATATGTGTTGTTAGTCATTTTGATTATATGATTTGTAGGTTAATAGCGATTTGGTCGATTGCGTCAGAAACTTGCTCTTTTTCTAACTCTGCATTGATTATGCGTTGCTGAGATATGATACTGCCCGCTTCAGCGGCCTCGGTCTCAGCATCAATAAGAAGCTGAAGGGCGTTGATTTTGTTGGTGAGGTTCTTTAGTGTTTCGTTCATATATACAAACTAAGCTAAAAAAGAAATTATGTCAAATAAAATCGCATTTAAATCGAAAAAAATCGCTAGGCGATTGCCCAAGGCAATCAAAAAATTGACTATTTCTATTTGCTCTATTTAGCCCCTAGTATCCAAGCCACTCCAGGACGGCTTGTGCTGAGTAACAATCTTTGTCGCCCATATCGTCAAAAAATTTACAAATATCTTCACTTGCTGTAATTCCGTGTGAAGCTAACTCTTGCAACGCCCTATCCTGTGAAATGTCCATTGCATAAGCTGAGTCATAATAAGTGTCGCCCGATTCGAATAATAAGTTGTAATCTGTCATAATACTAATATGTATGAATAAATGTTTTTTGTCAAGAGTCGATACCTTCTTGAACAAATCCCGTTGCGTCCTTCTTTGCCATACCTTTCTCGATAAGTCCGACAACAACGCCCTTCTTGTCTAGGAAACGCAAATCGTTTTCGTCACCATTGACAACCTCGTATCCGTGCCATGTTTTGGGAAGTTGGTTACGAAACACGACCGCAACATTCCCGCCCATTTCAAGCACCATTTCGCATAACTTGTCGTTAGTTTCCGAACGACTAAAAGTCAAATGATAGTTGCTTGGAAACTCTTTGCCTTTACCAAGAAAGTGTGCCATGCGTTTGAACGACTTTGTGTAATCATAAAATTGCGTATCCTTAAACTTGTCAAATAAAGAGACTGGACTTGTTTCGCCAAGAAATACAGATTCCCAAGCTATGTCGCTTGTAAGGTTAAGGCGGAATACGGCTTGCATACCTTTCTTGCTTGCGGTCTTAATCGAACTTGAAATTTCTTTCGATAATTTTGCGAGAAAGTCTAATTGCTTGTCAAAGAATAACTTTGTCTTGGCAATGCGAGAATCTTGCGTTCTTTGCATTTGCCCACGACCTGCTGTGTTAAGACAAGACATTGTGCAACCTTTTGACCGCCATTGGCAAACCTCAAATCCTGAAAGATTTGCGGGGGCAAAATGAATTCCCTTTGTTATGTATCCTAGTTTCTCTCCTTTTACAATTTTGGAGTTTCCTTGAGTAAGCAATGTTTTTGTAATCATATAAAGAATATAGTCTAGTTAAGTTGTTTATGCAAGCCTAAAAAGCAAATCTTCGAAAAAATCTGGCTCTAATCCGAACTCGGACATAAAGTTGTCTTCCCATTCAGAGGGTCGACCGCCCGTTGCAAGGTCTTCGGACATTTCACGAAAAAATGTAGCCGTTTGGTGAATAGCCTCCTCTTTAGTCAATCCGTCTCTTTCAATTAGTATTTTTACAATTCTTTTCATAGCAATCCTTTCTTTAGTGTTATGTATACAATATAGCAAAGGTAGCAAGCCAAGTCAACACCTTTTTTTATCAAATAATCTTTTTTGCTTTTTATATCATGCAAAATAAATGTTGATCTATAAAATAACCATTTATCAATCATCAAACCTATGATTCTGCATCTTTTATCATGCAGATTGGCACGAAATCGGCAGGCGATTTTGTAAACAATTAAGCCCCAAGGGCTTACGCCCTTGGGACTATTTGACTACAACCCTATTTGCTTTGACCTAAAGAGCTTTGGTTCTCCGAAAGGTATTTTTTCCGCTTTTAAGAGCGAGAATAGATTTGCGATTTATCTTGCGATAATTGCGTCCTTTTGCCTCGTTAGTATCTACAAAAGTAACGCTTGAGGGCGAATGCCCTACTACCTTTGCAGAATAGGCTTGACGAGTTTGCCCATTTTTGACAAGGACAGAAACGAATCGTCCTTGGAGGTTATTGATTACGGATGAGAGATTATGATGTTTCATATTGATTTCCTTTCTAAGATTAAGATTTTGTTGCAAGAGTTAAGCCGACTTCTCCATCAAGAACAGAGTGCAAGGCATCCGAACGCTTTGGAAGTTGCATGACCCCACCTCTAAGAATTGCGGTAAACCCATTGTACAATGAATTCATGTTGCGATCCTTAAATTCGGGATGTTCGGGGGTTTGCCATTGCTCAACAACATCGGCAATTTTTGCCTTGCTGATTGCTCCCGACTGATAAGCACGAATGATCAAATCATTTGCTTGAGAATCTGTAACCTCAAAATTCTTGTACGCTTCAATGCGTTCATCTTGAGAGTGCCACATTCCTGTCAACTTGCCAATCGTGCGAGCGATAACCTGTGGAAGGTCAGTCATGATGTTTTTTGTATGTCTGCGAGCAAGCACAATTTCATTGTGAAAAACGAGATTGTCACAAACAAATGGTGCATCACCTGCACACAAACCTGCAGGAAAGCATTTGTCGTGAGCATTACGCAAACCAAGAATAGTTCCCCTTTCGGTTTCTTCGCGATCCTTATGTGCGACTTGAAACAAGCCGAAGTAACGCTGACCATAACGAGCGAGATTGTGATTTTCTGCTACAACTTCGTAGCCATTGTCATTAAGATGTCCACGAACTCTGTCGATAAGATAGCTATGGCTAATTGGTCTCCATGATTCAGTTGCTTGCGGAGTTTCTACCGCACAAACTTCATCGAAGCCCACTTTAGTATGTTCGCCACCGCAGATGTTTAGGTTTAGTCTATTCATAATTTTCCTTTCGTTTGATTAACTTATGTTTGTAATTATCTTAAAATTTCGTGCAATTGTCAAGCCCTAATTTTTATAATACTCGTTTCCGTGTGCTCTTAACTTAGTATAAGCATCAGCTTGTTTTGCAATGATTTTGAGGGCAATGCCAACTTCAGCAAGAAGGTTGACTTGCTCAATAGTAAGGTCTTTTTCTACGGGCTTAATGGCTATTGCAAATACTGCGTCCATTGCCATAGTGGTAATCTCAACTGCTGAGGGTTGGTTTTGTTCTTCGTAATTTGGATTTATGTTCATGCTAGTATCTCCTTGTGTTTTAGTTTTCGGTGCAATGTCTTAGCCTTAACTTTGTGTGGTCGAGACTTGGTAAATAAGATTGGTTTTCTGACTTTGATTTTCTTCATTCTATACTTATAATAATAGAGTTTTTTGAGTTAAACGCAAGCAAAAAAAGCTTAATTCGACATTTTTTTTCGTTTTTTTGGCTTTTAAAGTGGCACGAAATCGGCAGGCGATTTTCATGCCAATCCTATATCTATTTGATGAGGTCTATTTATGCAGACATAAAAAAACGGGGCCCGCTACGCAGACCCCGTTATAACACCGCACTACCAACTTGCTAGACTACCGAACCGTCTACCTTAAAATTGCTGATCTTGTCAAGACGAAAAGCCTTAATGTAACCTGCAGGATCATTGTTTACCCTTGCAGACAAATAGGCTTTACCCTTGTGTTCAACTATTGCTCTGTTGCTCATAGCACCCCACACACGCTCTCCTTGAGAGGATGCGTTAGCACCAATAACAACATTCCTAGTTGTTCCGTTATAGTCAAAGCTCGCAATAGCAGTTCCACGCCCAAGCAAGTTAGTGATAGTGTTTTTGAGTTTATTCATTTTCATTTTCTTCATTATGTTAACATTATCGCATATACGATGTATAAAGTCAAGCACTTTTTCTTTGTTCTTGAAAAAACCTTGATTCGTTGATTTCTTGTATCGCTTCATCAGCATCCTCCTTAGTTTCGAAGTGAACAGGAATTATATCTTCTTCTCCTGTAAATTCATTCTTAAATTCAAACCATAAATTCCACAAATCAGAACCTTCATCATATTCTGCTTTGTCACTAACAGGTGGCTTAATACCCAATTCATCATGGTCACATACGGCGTTAATGTAGTCTTGTCTTTTCATACCTTAATTATTGTACATTTGGTTAATCATGTCAACATCAATATCATCATCATTTTCTTCTAAAGAAAAGGTTGTCTTGGTGATAACCATTCGTTCTCCAAGTTTAAGTTCAGATTGAATAAATTCTATTGCTTCTTCTAAGTTCATTATGCAACCCGAAATACTTCTTTCAACATATTGTATTCTTGAGAACATATAAAGCATTGCCTTACATAATCAATGTCATTATCCTCTACATACTTAATTCTTTTTGCAACCTCAAAAGCAGACACTCGTTCACGAGGCATTCCACCCCATTGAATAACGATTCTAGTATGAGGAAAATGTTCTGCAAGTTCATCGCATTGTAGAGAGTTTACGAAGCCCATTTGGGAAATTATATCTTTTAGTGTTTTCATAGTTTTTATCAATACCAACAACTATAATAAATACGATAACCTTTGTCAAGCATCTTTCTTGCCTCTTCTATAAAATTAAGGTCATGTTGTTTGTACCAATACTCATTCTCAGGGAATGGTTCGTCATTCTCATCATGCCAAAAGTATGAGTCAGTACCCCAAAAAAATCCACTTGCTTCGGGTAGCTCAAAGTTCTCAACGGCATCTTCTAAGTTAATCAAATCCGATTCTGTAAGTTGAAGTTCTACGCAATTGAATTCTCCATCATCCTCTTTGGCATTAGGGCAACCCTTATCGTTCCAAAGCTGCTCCATCCATCCTTGCAAACGATTATGCTTTCGCCAATCACAAATATGTTCGTCATCATCTCCATTGCGTTTGCGTGGAGGGCGAGCGTATGCGTGTTGATCTAAACCCATTATAAAGAAGCCCCTTCTCTAGAGTCTTCTAAGAGGCACTCATAGTGATAATCTTTCACATCGTCAATAGCGTCTGCAAGTGCTTCTTCAAATGATTGGATAGTAAAGCCTGGAATGCCCAACTCTTTGGCTCGTTCCAAATTGATTGGATCGTTTGGGTCTGAATAACGCAAGTTGCCCAAAAAACATTGTTTAGCTTGTGCGATTTGTTCTGCAATAGTTCTCATAATAGTAATCTAGTCTTGTTTGTTGCTTTTGTCAACATCTAATTTGAAAATATCTTCGCTTTTATCTTCTGCAAAGAATGTCTCATATGTCATGTGTAAAATAAAACCAAAAACTGCAATAGCTGATGGTAAAAGAATAATGTGGTCGATGAGTGTCATAATAGTGCTAATACTTGGTTTCCTTCTAGTTTAACTGCGATAGAGTAATCTACCATTTGTTCTGTATCTTTGTCAACAAAATTTTTATATCTATATGGATTATATGTAACAGGACGAGCGGTAGGATGATTCTTTTCCCAATCTAAATCAATCCATTTTTCTATGTAACCAAGTACTCCCGCATGAACATTCTTGCGATGTTCTGTCAATACTTTTTCTCTGCCGTTTTGATTAACCTTGAATGTGCAACTATGCAATGTAAGATTGTTTGTGTGGGCCTTAACTAATCCATCTTGCCTAACGCTCCAACAATCTTTATGTAAGTTTTTGTAAACAAATACAGGTCTTTTGAGGTTCAATTTGTATCTTGTTTGTAGTTTCTTAGCTATTGGTATCATACATGTTAGTTTGACAGTTTTTTGTATAAAGTCAACCCTTTTTTTCTTTGTAAGTCATTTTTACAACTTATAATTAACAACTTGATTTCTCCATCATTGTGATACACAAATGAAAATATTGGCAGGAAAATCGCCAGGCGATTTCATAAGCAGTTGGGCCTCAGGGGCTTACGCTTCCCCTGAGGCCTATTACTACCATGCTATTTGAACTAAACCTAATTCCTTTCTATAATTGCCATAAAAAAACCCTGAGCAGTTAAGAGCATTGTGGCCTCTGGCCAGAACTCATACATTTGCTTTACCGTAGCGCTTGCCGCCGCGCCAGACTGTTCGAATTTCGCTTCAAAATATTTTATTGCATCAAAATATGATTCTATTTGAGAGCGATTCATTTTAGTCTAAGGTAAAAAAAGATTGATGCGACACATATAAATATCATAAACTCCACTTAGTAAACTTCAACAAAGATTGGAGTCATGTCTCCAAAATGTGCCCCTTCAGTATTGAACCAAAAATATTCAGTTGCTTCTTCGTAATCCATGCCGTCTCGTTTTACTAGGATTTCAATACATTTGTTGATGTCGTATGTTGCTCGTCCTTTTGAATCAATTCCAATAAGTGCTTCATCATATTCGTTATAGATAATAGCTTCGTCATCTAAGCTACTTGTAATTCGTTCTTGTTTGGTTTCCATGATGTAATTTTATGTTTGAGTTTTTGAGTAAATAAAGACAAATCGAATCGTTTCTGACCTTCAAGGACATATGACCAATAACGAGTGTCATTGTAGCCCTTCATGTCATCCCAATAATAATGTCTGACCATTGCGGGATCATAACCTCTTTTTCTGCACTCGTCAATCCAATAGTTCTCTCGGATACGATAAGTTTTTTTGTTCAAAGAACCATTTTCTTGTTCTTTACCAAGATAACGCAAGATATGTACATCTAGACAACAGATATCTGCATTAGGATATGCCATCTCAATCACAAACGATGTTTTCGCAAGTCCAATACCATAGACATTATCGGTCAAGCGATCTCTGTAGTCTTGCCAAGTTTCATCTGTTTTCTTGTAAAATTGGCTAGAGTCTTCCATCCATTGATTGCGAAATCTCCACAACCTATCAGTTCTCATGTTGTACAAACCTGCTCTGCATTCAACAAGTTTTTCTCTCAAGAGTTTTTTGTCGTTCATCCACTTGAGGTCTTTGAGTGCCTCGTAGCCTCGCACATTACTTTCCCATGTAGTATGTATACTCATAAAAGCGAATAACCATACTCTGATAAAGTCAGCTTCTGTTTTGGGGCGAAGTGAATCCCAATAGTTCTGATAAGATTTGATTCTGTTTTCATCTATGGAATCAAGCCAATTAGTGAAATAACTTGTGTCGATCCCTAAAGGATAAACATCTTCCATAAAACCAAGGACGGATTGTTTAGCAACTTTCATAATAGTAATATATCTTTTGTGGTTTATCTTGTCAAGCGTTTCCGTAGGAATACTTCGTCCATACTTCCAAGTCAAAGTCTGCAACGCTTTT